CCCGCGAGGCCGGCCCGCCGCCGCGCACATCCAGCCCCGCCGGAGCGCCGTCCTTGCCCAGCAGCACCACCGTGCAGCCCGTGCCCGCCGCCGTGTTTTCCGCCTGACCGATTTGGAGGTTGTCAAAGGATGTAATGGGGATTTCTTTCATGGGAGTGTCCTTTCCGCGAATGCCGCTTCACCGTATTATAGACCATTGTACACCACCCGCGCCCCTCGCGCAACAAAAAATCCCGCCGGGCGTCAGGCCAAGGCGGGATGGCAGGGTTAGGGGTTACTCAAACTCGATTGTAGAAGTGGAATCTGTGGTATTTTATGCGAATTTTGGAATTTTATTTGCATTGAAATTCTTTGCAGTCTCCATATTCTACCTCTTTGCAAATAGCGGTAATGCCACCATAATGCCACGGCTCCACTCGAACCATCAAAATTGAAGAACCCGCGGATCTGTCTATTGCGAGAAATTTTCTGGCCGTCGCCGACAAAATCCGCGGGTTCCTGCTGGGTATTATATCACACGAAGGTGCTGCAATGCAACCCAGCTATTGATCTCCGACAGAAAAGCCTCGTCGGCCCCCTGTCTGTGGGTTATCCTACCCACCGTGTACCTGCGGTAGCCGCCCATGTAGGCAGGAACCGCCGCGCCGCGCGAGGGATAGGAGCCGCCGTAGACCGCGCCGGGCTTAATGTAAACGGTATCACCTACCGCAATACTATTCTGCATACAGCACCTCCGGCATTCAGGAAATCACGTTGCCGTCGGCATCGTGGGTTTTGGGCAGCATCTCCACCGCGCCCGTGATCGCGCCCTCAATCACTTTCTCGATCTCCGGCGTGATCTCAACGCCCGCGGTTTTCAGTGCATCAGTAACAAATTCAGTTGCGCTCTGGTAACGATCATCCTTGCCGATGGTGGCCGTTTTGTACAGTTTTTCGGCAGCGTTTACGCCCACCTCGGCCAGATCAAGAACGGTTTCGATGATGGTCAGCGCCGGGGTCTGGGGCAGCAGCACCTTGATCTTGTCGAACACCTCGTTTGCGGTGTCAGAGACGGTTCCCGCGCTCTCGATGATATTCGATACATTGACATTCTTGCTCTGGGCATACTTGATGCCGAAACCAGCGCCCACGATGGCGGCGCTGCATACGATGATGATAACGAGTGCAATTTCAAAACCAGTCATGGTTGTTCCTCCTTTAGCGATTGATAAGGTGTTCTTGCAAGGCAATTTTGGCTTTTTCCATCTGGGCCACATTGTTGCCGTCCAGACCATGATCGAGCAGTGCGAGGATGCCCTGCTGCTCCACGCGCTGGCCCGCGTCGATTCGATCTAACCGGGTCTTGTCATTTGCAAAGAGTCCATCCGCTTTGACTTTCCATTGCATAAGCTCACCGAGCTTTAACTTCATGTCTGCGACAGTCTCTTTCAATTCTTTCAGATCACGGCTGTTTTTTTGGATGTCCTGCGAGGGCTTCTTGACACCGGCAATCCATTTACCAATCACGGTTCCGGCGGCGCTCAAACTGACGATGCCGCCCGCGATAGCCAGCACCGCCAGCCAAATTTGATGCACCGTGAACGTGACGGTAAGAGGTTCGTTCATCGGAATCACCCCCTGACATCTACGCTCAACTTGTTGCAGACCATGCGCAGCGCATCAGCATCGCCCTTGCTGATCTGGCCGATCTGAATAAACTGCTTCGTCTTGGCTGCATCGCAGTATTTCGCGCGGTAGTAGCCCCACTGCACAAGATCATACAGCAAGGCGCTCTGGTAGATGGTGTAGGCGCTGCGGTTGGGGCAATCGTGAATTTCCAGCGTGTACAGACCGCGATTGTCGTCGGCCTGATCTTTGATGCCCGCGGCGGCACGGGCGACGGTGGCGTCAATCCAGCCCGTGACCTTGCCGGACTTACCCACATTGGCCGTGCTGTTGGTGATGCGCACACGCCCGTTGACGATGGCGCTACCCCACAGGTAGTAAGTACCCGCGCGGGTCCCGGCCACGATCTGAGAGGTGCTGGCTGCAAACAGAGAGGTTCCCGTCAGGTGCAGTGCCATGCCAGCGCGAAGCTCGGTTTCCTGCTGCTCCTGCTGGTTGCCCAGCAGACGGCGGTTGACTTCTTTTGCCAGATCACCGAAGCGGCTGCCCAGATAGGGGCCGGGGCAAGCGGTGTTCTTGAAATAGCTGTGTTTGGTCAGGTTGCCGCGGGCATCGCCCGTATAATTGAGGCCGGAGGCCAGCGCCGGGTTGCGCTGGCAGATGTCCACACACAGCGCGATCAAGGACTCAAAGGCCGCGTCGCTGACGTGCCAGTTGCCGCCGATTTGATCGTTGGCGACCTCAATCGTGATAGCCCGGTGATCGTTCTCCGGGCTGCTGCTGCACCAACTGCGATCAGCCTCGTGGCAGAGCAGCGCAATGTCTCCATTGCTGGCGATGGCGTAGTTGCTGGACATCCGGCGGGCCGGGCGGCCCTCGATCTCCGCAATCTGTTTGAGGCTCAAATTACCCGCCATGTGGTGGGGCGTGATCTTGGAAATCGGGTACCGGCGCGGGCGGTTGCAGTTGGGCGAGATCGCAGAATAGGTAATCAGTCCGCTATCACTCATCGTCCTCTACCCCCTTTCCGTCGCACAGTTCATCCTCGGCCTCGACGGTCAGAATAGTTTCCTTATCGGTCATGTGGTATCCCTCCTTAAAAAATTTAAGGGCGGCAGCGTTGGTGCTGTCGCCCTTATTTCAGATAATAGAAGCGTCGAAGCGGAGCTGCGCATATTTGCTGCGCTGATCGCCCGCATCCCCGCTGTTCTGTTCGATCTCGGTCAGCAGACTGTCGATCAGATCGAGAGATTCATCCAGCAGCGCCCGCAAGCGCCGCTCCCTGTTCTGCTCGTCCATCAGTCGGCAAACTTCTCGTCGAAAATTTCCTGCGTAAGCAAGATGCCGTTGACATCCGTGCCGATGCGCCTCTGCGCCTCGGCAATCACGGCGGCCTTGCCCAGCTTGGCCGGAACCTGCTCCAAGGTGCGGCGGCCATGAACGATCAGAACCACATAGGTGTATGCCATGTTGTTACCTCCTTACAGGCTTGCAGTTTCGTACAGTGCGGCGATGGCATCATAGAGGTCAAGCTGGCCGGACTGCAAATTGTTGAAACCCTCGGTCAGCTCTTTGTTGTCCATGATGCCCTCGTCCTGCACACCGGGCTGCCAAGTCTGACCGTACTGCCAGTAGGTGGCCGTGTCGGCCTTGATTTCGTCCAGCGTGTGGGCCGTCTCGAAGTAGACTTCATCGGCCACCCACACCTTGTAGGGGTCGCCCTGCTCCGGCTGAACGGTCTGCTGCTTGATGTTCTTGCGCATCCAGATCTTGTTTGCAGCCGTGCCGCCGAAATTCTCAAAATAAATTTCGGTGGGCTTTTCGTTGTAAGTCGTTACCTGAATCATGCTGCTAAAGCTCCTTTCTTCTGATGCAGTAGTGCATAATAGGAAATGTCCTGTTTTGCTTTTACAAAGATATTTTCCACATCCAGCTTGGCCTTGATCTTGACGGAATCACTATACTTGAAGTAACCGTAGTAGCAGACTATATCCCGCGCCCGCCGTAAGGTCAGGTGCAGATTGTGGCGCAGCCATACGCCCGCCCGCAGGTAATGCCGCCGTGCGCGAAGAAAAATTCTTGCGCGAACGCTTGTGCATTTGTACCCAACCACATATCCCATCATGTCGATGGTGTGTCGTTTAAGATCAAGTAATTTCCAGTTGTCGTGCAGTTTGACACCCAATTCCCGCTTAGCCCAGACAGCAGCCTTGCGCAGTGCGCTTTGAATGTCCGCGGCGCGGCTGCCGATCAGCAGTATGTCGTCCATGTAGAACAGGATGTGATGCACCAGCTTGACGGTACTGGTCTTGCCGCGGCGATGCTGTACGCGCGTTAAGGTCTGAATATAGCGGTACAGGTAGGAAAGCGCATAGTTGCACAGCCACTGCGACAGCAATGTGCCAATTACGAGGCCCAGTATAACTACCACGCCGTTCTCGATCTTCCAGTAGGTGGACAGCAGCTCGTTGACGAACCAGAGCAGCATCTCATTCTTGCGGATGTCCCGACGCAGCAGTCGCATGATAACGCGGCGGCTCAACGACTGGAAACATTTTGTCACATCAGCCTTGCCGTACACCCTGCATCGCTTATCCCGGCGCAGCCACTTCTCAATCTTGCTTTTGCCCGCCACCTGCCCGCGCTTCTTTACGCTGGCGTATTGGTGGGGCATGATCTTGGCCCGGAGCAGTGGCATCAAAGCGGTAACGGCCACTGCATCCATGATTTGCTGCATGATGCTTTCGTGGCTGATCTCCCGCTCCTTGCCGCTGATGCCGTCGATGCGCTTAAAGAACCTGATCGGTGTCAAGCGCAGGTCGCGCTGCCTGATGCGGCGGCAGACTTCCCGCGCAATATCTTTGCAAATTTCCATCAGGACGTTGTGGTTTTGATATTTGATCGCCAGTTTGATCTCGCCCAGCGTATAGCAAGACCATTGCACCATGAACACCTGATAATCCCGCCGCGACCACTTGGGCGGGCGGTTGTTGTCACCGTGCAGGTAATCAAATATCCATATAGACACTATATCGGAGTTTGTAATATCGACTCTTTTGCAGTAAGTTTTCAATTTTTTCTCCGTAAAAAATCTCTGGTGAGAACGAGGACGTTCGGTTTCAGCTTTTGGCCTATTCTACTAGCCCAGATCATGGTCGTAAGCCATGAGTCACCCCTTGCGGGGCCGCGTGCTACACTCAATTTCATGCGCCTGCATAACGCAGCGCATAGGTGCGGCGCTGCCGCAGCCGCCTATTACGACGGCGAATTACGATGCAAAGTATTTGCCATTTTCTTACCAGATCGCGCCCGCAGCGATGTTCCAGTTCGCATTACCGAGGCTATTCCACAGATTCGCACACGCGAGGCCACAGTTCGAGTAGTCGTTGAGGTTACCGAAAGCCAACCACTCATAGACCCCGCCAGAGGTCGGAACATTGACAGCGGACAACGCATCGTAATTCCCTTGTTTCGGACTAAAATTTCAGCTCGCAACAGCCGGGAGGTTATAAGGGGCTACACCCCTCTGTTCGGGCCGACCGTAAAGGTCAGCCCGCCCATTCACCCCGGTTTGCACCGGAACCAGGCGCGCCCGCAGCGATGTACCAGTACGCATTACCGAGGCTATACCACAGATACGCACACGCGAGGCCAAAGTACGAGTAGGCGTTGAGGGAACCGAACGCCAACCACTCAGAGACCCCGCCAGAGGTCGGAACAAGGACAGCGGACTTGAAGCCGTTGCCGGAGTTCGCGCCGTTGTCGATGATGCTGGGTGTGGTAAACTCCGGGTGCGCCTTGTCGTAGGCCAGATCGCCGATGAAATGCCACGCGCCGCTTGTAGGCTTAGGAACAACCAGCGGCTTGTTGGTGTCAACATAGTTGGCGCTCTTGCTCTGGGCGATGTTCTTTGCCAGACGCACGGTTGCGGGATTGATGGTCATTGTGGTGGAGTCCTCGCTGACCGTGATCGTGTCGATGATGTCAGCGACAACCGCGTATGCGCCGATCTGGGATTCCAAGCCCTGAATGATGAACGGCTCCTTGCCGTTGGTGCAGCTTGTCGGGCTGCCGTCCACGCCCAGCACATCATCACAGGAACCAGACCACCACGGCATGGTGCTGATGTAGGTGTCGGTAGTGGTATCAAAGGGGGTGTCGGTTTCCAGATTGACCGCGTAATAGGTGGTTTCCTCAACCACCGTGCTGACGATGGAGAGGATGCGCACATTCTTGGCGCATTTGTACATGGAGGCAACGCTGCGGTCAGTGCTGGTGCCGCTGCCCACATCGCCCACGATCACGGAGGAGCCGACCAGCAGGTTCTTGGCCTGTGCCTCGGTCAGCAGGACACGGGTAACGCCCGTCTCCGCGACGGCGCACTTATACTGGAGGTTGTAGCTGGTGCAGCCCTCCATAGTGCCGCTGTTGCCTTTCTTGGCATATTTGATCCAGAACATGAGGATGCGGAAGAAGATGTCGCAGATGGAGATGCCCGCATAGTTGGCGCCGCGCTTGCGCCACTCCGCAATCTGCGAGTTGTGGCTCCAAGAGTAATTGAGCGGGGCCAGACCGCTTGCGGAGGTGGGCTTGCCGTCTGCACCCTTGCCGCCCATGTACTTTGCATGAACCACAAAAGCACGAGGCTTGTTGTCCACCGGGCTGACACCCTCTGCAATGGGAACATAGCCGGGGGCCTGTGCGGTGCGGTAGCGTACCCACCAGTTGACAGAATCGTTTGTGATGGAGAGCCAGCCCGTTTTCTGGGCCACGCCAACCATGCCGTTGGTGCCGCCACGGTTGAAGCTGCTGTCTACCTTGGCAACGCTCTTGATCTCGATCTCGCCGTTTGCGTCGATCTCGTACTCAACTTCCACAGTCCAGAACGCAAACTGCTGATGCAGCGGGTCTTTGCCCTTTACCGTGTTGGTGCTGGGTGTGGTCACGCCGATCTCGGCGCTGTCGTCGCAAAGCTCCCCCTGCGTGGTCTGGGAGGTGCCGAAATTATAGAATTTGGTGCCGAAAGTCTTGTCGCTGTTCAGCAGGTTGAACCAGCGGGCCAAAAGCTGCGTTTTGGTGTACTGGCCATCGTCCGCGCCGTGCCACCACGAAACGAACATATCGTCGATGTTCTCCGGCGTGACACCCGCGGCGTAGAACGCATCGTAGATAGCCGCGCCGGAGGTTCCGGCAAGCTGGGCAGCGGTCAGGGTGTTGGCCGTTTCCAGCGCAGAGGCAACGCGGCCCAGCGTTTCATCGCTGGCCGGATGATTGATAAGGGTCATGTTTTACCCCTCCTTTTCGTCGTCGTTGTAGAAAAACGCGAGTTTGCCGTCAGCGTCCGGGCCGAGCGCATACTTTGCTGCACCCGCATACCCCGCCGCCTCTTGGGCGGCCTGCATCGCTTTTTCTGCATACTTTTTGGCTTCGGCAGTGGACTGCCCTCTAGCAATACTGATCGCAATAACGTCCATGTGCTGCCCTCCTACATATCGTACCATTTGCCGTGCGAGTCGCACATTTTGACCGCTTTCTCGTGGATGATGTAAGCGGTGTCGCCAATCTGCGGCTCCTTGATGTCGTTCAGATCGACCAGATCATCGCAATAATACTGGCTGACCTTGGCCGCGCCGTATTGGTGCTGTTCTGCAAGAATATACACGGATTCGCCCTCCTTTCCTTACTGATTGAGGAAAAACGAAAAAACGCCGTTCTCGTCCGGGCCGAAAGCATAGGTTGCAGCCCCGGCGTAGCCCCGGCACTCCTCAACTGCCTTTTGGCAGATTTCCTCCGTCTGTGTTTTAAGCGCCGTCAAACCGATCTTGACCTCCGTAACAGATTGCAGATCGTCGTGCGCGGCAGTGCGGGCCGCCTCGGCGTTTTTCTGACTCTCCGCGGCCTTTTTGGCACTTTCGGAGGCCCTGCTGGCCGAAGCGGAGGCATTCTGCTCACTCTTGGCGGCGGCGCTGGCATTGTTGGCGGTGGTCTCCGCGCTGACTTTGGCCTCGGCCAAAATCCGCTTCATGATCGGGATGTTGTGGTCGATGGCATCTTCCAGCTCCTCCCGCATATAGTAGAGGGCTTTCCACTTGTTGGAGGGGGCCAGTGTATAAAAGCGCCCGGTGGCGACGACGCGCACCACAGACCCGGCCTTGGCATACCAGCGTGTGTTGGTTTCGTTGCCTGTCTGCTCCATATTGGGCAAATTAGGGATGTCCTCCTCGTTGTCCGCAACGAACATATACAGCGCCTCTGTAGATGTGGTGAGCGCTGCATCAAGTACCTTGTATGCCATTGTTTACACCTCCCTGCATCCTGTATTCCTTGGCGGCGAAGTCAGCCATTTGGTTGAGCATCTGCCACTCCTGCCGACTGATGATCTGCAAGGCATCCTTTTCCGGCAGCCGAATGTCTTTCGGCTCGGTGTCGCCCACTTCCAGATAACGGCGGTTGTGGTAGTAGCAGGATGCCAAAACGCGCCCCTTGTGTGCCCAGCAGATGTTGGTGACGCGCTTGTTGACATCGCCCGTGGATTCGTAGTTGTAGGCACTGCACCACCCGCAGCCAACGGCAACAGGGCAGTTGATGCACTCCGACGTTGACTGGCTGGACAGCGTGATCGCATCCAAATAGTCCCGGATTTTGAGGGTGTGGGGCGTATTGTAGATGCCTTTCATGTCACCGATGCAGATTTTAGAGGCTTTCTCCTCCCCAATGCTGATCGGGCAGTAGCGTAAGCAAGGGTAGGCGCGGCCCTGCGGGTCAAAGGCCAACATATTGCCGGAGCCGCCGCAGTAGTTTTTGTCGTCCTGCTTCTGCACAGGGTAGCCGATGTTGTGGTCAAGGATGGAACAGGCGATCACGCGGCGCGTCTCGATCAGATGGTCAGCAACGATTTTGAGCTGATCGTACAGCACCGAGGCATCCTGCGGCGTGTAGATCGGCTCGTAGGCGTAGTTGGCCGCGATGAAGTCCGGGTTCTGGTCGAGCATGAACAAAATTGCCTCGCTGATCTGCGGAAAGCTGGACGGCACAAAGGTCATTTTTGTCTGCTTGCCGCCGAAGCGGGCCGCGGCGTGGTAGGCTTTGAGCGCCTTGTCAAAGCTGCCGTTTCCGGCAGCGTCCACGCGGTGAGCATCATGCAGCGCCTTGTGGCCGTCGATGCTGACATTGAGGGAGAGGAACGGTGCATAGCGCCGGATGAACGCCTGAACCTGCGGCTCGAAATAGTTCTGTCCGTTGGTGCTGATGCTGATACGCGCCCCGCTGGACAGCTTGCATCCGGTCTGCACGCAGCGCTTGAAAAAATATTCGCAAATATCCCCGATCAGTTCAGGCTCCAAAAGTGGTTCCCCGCCGATGAAGTCAAGGATGATCGTTTTGGTGGCGCGATTGATGAAAGCGCCGGGCTTATCGTCCAACCACATCTGAATGAGCATATCCACGATGCGCTTGCCCGTGTCAAGGCTCATAACCTCGCTGCCTTTGTGATGCTCATAGCAATAATCACAGCAGAGGTTGCAGCGGTTGGTGATCTGAAATGTAACCTCGCGCACAAGCGATCTGTCCTGCACACCCGGGTACAGGCGGTGGACATAATCGTTGTAGTTAGGCAGTCTCGGAAGTTGCCGCATGGCTGAACACGATCTCCTTTCTGTCGAAGTCGAAGTAGAATTGCGTGTCCTGCTTTTCCCAGCCCAGCTCGTCCGGGAAATACTGGTCAACCATCTTGTTCATCAGCATTTGACGGTGAGTTTCGGCTTTGGTGAGGTCTGCACGGTAAGCCTCAATGTAGCCATCCAGCATCTCCCCCGCATCCTGCTCTTTGCAGAGGCTGACGAAATAGGAGATCAGGTTCTTGGCGACAGTGACCTCATAGGCGCAGCGTTCCAGCTCCGCAATGTGTTTATCCTCAACAGCGATTTTGACGTGCTTTCTCTTGATCTTATCCATGCCGACGATCCTTTCCGACGAACTCGATTCCGTCATAGCGTTCTTGGTGTTTGTTCATGCGGGCCACGATGGTATAGGCCAGCTCCTTTTTCTCCGGGAAATGCTCCATGCAGCAGCGCAAAAGACCGCTGTTGATCTTGTAGGCGCAGTAGAACATTGCGTCGTCAAGCTGCTCGTCGATCTTTTCGGCCTGTTTCATCATGCGGGCCGTCATGGCCTCGTCGGTGAAGATGTCGAAATTGCGATAGCTGGCCTGTACGGAGGACACCAGAGAGCCGATCATATCCAGCTCGGCCACGGTGAATTGATGGCCGATCACATCCTGCGCGTGGGTGACATACTCACCCACATAGGCAAGCACGGTTTTGTCGTCATACTTTTCCATGACGATGCCGCAAAAAATCTCCGCGATCTGAATCGCGGAGAGCGGGTAGGCAACGTCCGTCAGGTTGGCTTTGGCAAACTCAATAAAGGTCTTGCGCGGGATAGGCTGGCCGTCGCTGATTGCCAGCGTGACGGTGGCCTGTAAAAGATTTCTGTCCATGCTTTACCTCCTTATGCCCAGATGGAGCCGGGGCCTGTGCAGGTGGCCGAGCAGTTGACCAGCTCACAGGCCGAGCCGCAGCCCGTGTGACAGGAATCGCCACAGCCGGAACAGCCGGAACAGCCGGAGCCGCAGCCTTGGCAGCCGCCTTGGCAGCCACCACCGCAGCCTTGACACGAACCGGAGCATGAACCGGAGCAGCCATCGCAATTACCAGAACAGGATGTGCAGCCCTGACATGTATTTGTGCAGGATGTGCAGCCCTGACAAGTATTGTTGCACGATCCTTGGCAGGAGCCTGTGCAGGAGCCGGTACAGCCCTGACAGGTGTTGTTGCAGGTATTGGAGCAACCCGTGCATCCTTGACAGCCGCCCGTACAGGTTCCAGTGCAGCTTTGGCAACCGCCCGTGCAAGTGCCAGAGCAGCCCTGACAGGTGCCTTGGCAGGTTCCTGTGCAACCCTGACAACTGCCGGAACAGGTTCCTGTGCAGCCTTGGCAAGAACCTTGGCAAGAGCCTTGGCAGGTTCCCGTGCAAGTACCCGTACAGCTACCCGTGCAACTGCCGGAGCAACTGTAACAGGCAGAATAGCATCCACTTGCACAGAGGCCCGTGCAGGAGGCCGCACAGCCCGTGTCACTGCTAAGAGGGTCTTTCTTTTGCAGCTCCACGATCTTCTTTGCCACGGCATCCAGCTTTACCTCTGTGCCGCGGGACACATCCTCAATGCCGCTGGGATTGATGGCCCGCAGCGGGTCAGACAGCTTTTTGCCATGTTCTGCCATGATGTAGCCGCCCGCGGCGGGTTTGGTGGTAAACTGGTACGCCGACCCGGCGTAACCCTGTACAGAGCCGTTTCCGTGGCGACGATTGCACTCGCCGTTGAGCAGTTCTTTGAGGCCGTTGAAATCCTCCGCGCTGAACAGGTAGCCTTTGTATTGACTTTTGGGAGTGTAGGCCATACGCTCACCCCCTCAACTTGACGCGCACACGGTGGATGCCGGGGTCGTCGGAATCCTCCACCGCAAAACCTATCGCGTCGGGCGGCACAGCGACGCTCTGAACGGCGATACCTACGCCGGGGTACGAGGTACTAGGCACGATGTAATCGCCCCTATGAACCGCTCCGAGGGCCTTAACGCGGCATCTGCCGCAGAGGCCGACGGGGATGTACTTAGGCAAATTTGCGCTGAAGAAATCTTCTCCATCCGCTGCCGGGTCGCCGCCGATCAGATGGGCAAATTCGTCGGAATGAACACCAACGATACGATCACCTGCCACAGCCTTGACGTACTGTTCCCGGCTGGAATGAGCATCCAGCGCAATGATGTCTCCCGGCTCCGTGCTTTCCCCGCGCGGGAAAAACTCGGCGTAATCGTTGTAGACAGCCTGATAGACCCTGCGCCCGGTTATGTCATTCGTGGCGGTAACGGAATTGAAATGTGCATTGCCGCTCTGATCGACATAGTTTGTAGAGGAGCCAAACTCCAAGCGGCCCGACATCCGGCCGCCGCTCTTTTTAAGGTATTTGGATGTTCCCATCGCCACGAAGTCGATCATCTTGCGGCTCTGGTCGTAGGTAAAAACATACCAGTGGCCCGCGGCAATCTCCTCCACAGCATCGCCGCCAGCGTAGACAGAAACCTTTGTGCCGTTGACGTAGAGGCCCTGCCCGCTGGTGTAGGCGGTGGAGATGAACACATAGCCGTGGGAATTACCCTCACCCGTGAAATAATGATTGCCGTTCTGCACGTTGTCGGTGTAGCGACAGAACCCTGCGGTAGCCGGGGAAAAGTAGTCGGCGGTGTGGCCGCCAAGCATCCCGGCATTCAGGTTCTCGATCAGCGTACCATCAGCAATCTTATTGACAATGGTATCTTTGGTAAAGCTCTTGGTGGGAACGGCATCCGTTGCCGTCTTAGAGGCCGTTTGAATGGCCTTTTGGTTGGCAAGAATCATGCACTGCAAGATGTAAGCCAGTGTGTTGAACTGCTGGGCCGTCGGGCGGCCACCTACGCCGCCAACAATACTGACCCAGCCGTTCAGCCATTCTTCGAGGGTAATGTCCGCCCTTGCACCGTTCGCAGAAAAAAGCTGATCGGCAGAAATGTTATCCAAGGTTCATCCCCCTTTCTAAGTGATGGATTGTGCGAACACTCCTTGACCGAAGCCAAGGGCTGCATCGTCGCAATCCGCAAAACCAAAATATTGTGTATCGGAACAGGCGATTCGGGCCGTCACGCCATGGGGCCGAATGACAATGCTGTGGCTGGACAGCAGCGAGAGAACAGCCTCCGAGAACTTCGCTGTAACCGATACATAAAATGTAGCCGGAATAGAGGGAACCTCCCGGTAGGTGACAGAAACCGCATTGAAGATCAGGCGGCAAGCGGAGATAACCTCCTCCACCGTGCAGAGGGAGGAGTTCATCATGGACTTGTATTTGAGCATCATGCGGTACACATCGTCATTCTCTGCCAGCTTGACATCGGAGATCATCACGCCCGCCTGATGGCGGGTCAGTGAGACGACCTCTCCGATCTTGTCAAGGTTCTGCCCGGTGCAGGAATCAATCTGCCGGACGATGTACTGCTGGCTGATTGCTTTCTGTAGGGAGGTAAGCTGTTCACCAAACGCCTCGATAAGGCGGCAAATGTTGGTGATCTCGATGGTGTCAACAGGTTTTCCGATGATGCGGTCAATCGACACTGATCGTTGCCTCCTTTCCGTTGGTAGTAGTCTGGGCAACCCAGCCCGTTGTGGACTTCATGTACATAACCGGGTTTTCTCCTCGCAGGATGGCGACGCTGCCCATCGAGCAAGCTGGGATTTCGCGCAGCTCGTCGGTGGAATCGACCTCATAAAAGGCCAAGTCCTCCTGCACGATGCGCTCCGGGTGAAACTGGCTAGGCAGTGATGCCAGCCATTCGTCACTGATCGTTCTAGCCACTGATCGTCACCTCGATGCTGTCGTTTGTAATAACAGGCTGCTGACGCAAGCCTACCTTGATCGTGCCGTGCTTGTATGTGCCAGAACCGCCGCCGTCCAGATCATCAAGCAGACCTTTCATGTCCACATAGGTGATACCGTTGACCCCCTGCATGATGGCCGGAATGAGTGTTTGCTGCATCTTGACATCCTCGCCCGCCTGAAGCTCCAATGTGGTGAGAATGGAAGTGATCTTCTCGACATAGTTGTTGTCGAGATTTTCGCTGTCCACTTCAAGCGCGATTTGCAGGTGCAGTACGCAATTTTCAATGCGGGAAAACTGGACATACTGCTGCACACCCTGCGAGTCGTTGATGTAGGCATAATGCTGGCCGTAGCTGCGGATGCCCGCGGCCTTGCCCGTCCAGATCGTTTCTGCAACGGCGGTATCATCGCCGCCGCGCACGACGATCTCGATGCTGTGGGGCGGGCGTCCCTCCGCGTCGGTTGCGTCGGTGGGGTTTTCGTAGCCCTCCGCATAGTCGCAGCCGTCCACATCGGAAAGCAGGGAGGCACAGATGCGCCCGATGGTTCCGCTGCCGCGAATGGCGATAGAGGCGGCGTAGCGTTCCCTTATTTGAGAATCGGTTTCAGCCTGTCTGCCGGGGCTATACTTAATCGCATTGTTTACGGCGGTCATACCGTTTACGCCCGTGACCATCTTTGTGATGGTGCCGAGCGGCAGGGAGATGTCGCCATACTCCACCGTCTCGTAACTGAGGTTGGATGTAACCTGTTCGACCTGCACATTAGGTGTGAGATCAGCAAAGAACGAATCGTCCGCTTTGAGGCCAGTGGCCACAACGAGCTTTACTTCTTGGCCCTGATCGTCCATCTCGCCCGTGGCCTCCTCGGAAACGGAAAAGCCGATCTTCTCGGCAGCCTCCACGAACGCAGCTTTCATTGCCGCATAGGCGGCAGCATAGGTTGCGCAACCCGTGATGGTCTTTGTGTAGGTCTGAACCACCGTGCCAACCGCGCCGGAGTCAATATTCTGGTGCAGCGTAATGGTGTAGCTGGTGCTGGTGGAAATGTCCGTCAGCACGGGCCTGACCTTGATCTGCCAGAAATTTTCGCGGCTGATCTGCTGGTTTACGGATGATTGCAGCTGGCGTTCCGGCTGGGTGGTGGACTTCACGACGCTGCCGTAGGGAATGGTTGTGCCGTCGTCGCCCGTACAGGCCAGCACATAGCGGCTGCGGCGGCGCTCCTTGCGCGTAAAGCCCGCAACCTGCAAAACATTGTCGAGGTTTACGCCGGAGGCGCTGCAGGGGAAACTCTGATAGTAAACAGCTTCGAGCTGTTCCCACAGCTTTTCGATCTGATCGGCAAAGCTAAGAACCAGCACCGCAAAGATACTCTGCGGATTTTCCGAGGGGTCAACGCCAAGTGTACCCTTGAAATACTGGCACAGCTCGTCGTAGATGGTGTCAAGGCGCTTGCGGCGAAAACCTGTCGCCAGCGCACCGTATTCATCAGCCAAAGGAACCCACCTCGCTTTCTATGGTTTCCTCCCCTGCCTGAATCACGAAATGACAGGTTGCCGTGCGGGCGCTGTCGTCCAGCGTGACCTGACAGCTTTTAATGCTGGTCACTTCCTGAAATTCGAGCAGGGCGTTTCGGATAATGTTTGTAACCTCTGCGACGTTGGGCTTTTTTACCAGAATCTTCTCAAAATACGGAATGCCAAGGTCGGTGTTATACTGCCACTCCCCCAGCGCCCAGCGCAATTTGATCTGGATAGCCTGTCGCAAACTGTCCACGATGGCAAAATCGCCACCGCTGGAAATATAGAGGTCGCCTTTTTCGTTCAAGGCTAAATCCTTGAGCATAGAATCAACCTCCTATGAGGGAGCCTCCAACATGAAGATTTCCCTCGACGTATGTTTCGTCAGCTTTGGACTCTATATAGTGGCCACTGTCGTAGTAGATGCCCGCGGCACCGCTTCCGATCTCGATGCGCTTCTGATCTCCAAGCGCGGCCTTTACCGAGCTTTTGGAAAGCTCGATCTTGGCATCTGTGCCTAGGGATGCAGTCAGCTTATTTTTTCCGATAACAACGCCGCTGTCGGTGTCCAACTGCAAGGAGGCAATATCATCACTGACGAGCGCTTTGGCCTGCTTGCATTGCAGCAGAGCCAGCCCCTCTTGCACAACGAATTTGTGTTCATCGTCGCCTGCCTGACCAGTGATCTCTTTTTCCTTGATGCTGACTTTTGTTGTTTGTTTGAACGCTGTCTCTATGCCCTCGTCCGAGAGCTTAACCGTCGCAACATTCTTTTTGTACTCCGCGTGAATTTCATCCTTGCCAACCAGCACTTCCGCTTGCTCGCAAAAAAGGATGGCGGCATCCTTGGCTTTCGCCTTGGATACCGCCGCCGGAGCTGCTTTGAGGAGGCAAGGAACGCAGATTGCATTACTAAGGCCGAAGCGAAGCCCGCTGTTGTAGTTGCCGCTCTGCCATTGGGAGAGGGTACTCTCGCAGCAGACGATCAAACAGGCATCCCCAGCCTTGACCGGGAACGCAACGCCAATCTGTCCATCGGCAGACATAGGCATAACGATGGGGCAGCCGCTTAAACTTGGATAGGCCATGCTCTTGCCATCTGCGGTTTTAAATGTAACCGAGGGCTTGACCGTGGCCGTCATACCGCTTGCGCCGGAAATGGTACCGGGCATTGCGGTATGCACCCCGTTGAGGGTATCGTCAATCAGCTTTTTAATTTCATCTACAAATTCCTGTACCATCAACCAACCTCCAAAAGCTCCGCCACGCAGACCCACGAATCCTCACCGCTGCCGTCCGTGTCTCCCTTAGCGGTGATCTTGGAGACACGGAACGCGCCGGAGGCTTCCTGACTTTCCAGCAGCACATAGTCATTTACCTGTATGTGGCCGTTCATCAGGAACGTAACTTTCCAGCCGTTTTGCACCTTGCGGCTGCTGGTGTTGGCATTGTTCGTGTTGGCGGTGGAGGCGTTCTCATATAGGCATTCAGGCCGCCCGACCAGACCTGTTGCGGTGCTCAATTTGTAGGTAAGCACCGTAATAGGTTCATTGGCCGCGCAGACCTGCACGATGCCGTTCTGGATGGAAAAGTTTACACCGCTTGCCCCGCATACCTGATGAAACAGGGTTGTTGCGGAACCGATGAACGAGAAATTTTTGAATGACGGGAACGTGCAGCTGGGACTAAACACAATGGAGCATCCCATGCTGGCGGCGGCATCAGCAAGAATCTTTTTTCCGTTGATGCTGCCGCGGTAGGATATGCTGACATTGGTATCGCGTGTGGCGGTGAGGCCGTCGATTATGTCTATATTGGTGCAGACATCGCAACCGTCGTGTTCTGTATAAATGCGGCTGACCGTGCCGGAAATAATGGTCGAAAGATCGCCCTCATACCCGGCTTGAAGATCAATCACGCAATTATCCTGCCTAAGCACCGCCAAAGACTGCGGCGACAGATTGTAAACGGAGATGGTGGCGCTGTTGTTTGACTCGCTGTCACCTCGCTCCACCTCAAAGGTGCAGCGCAGGGCGCGGCCCGTCTTGGCATCCACCTTGCCGATCTCAAATCCGTATGTGCCAGTAGTTCCGGCGATCAGCCTGTAGGTTCTTCCGAAATTTTTCATGTTTCCAGATCCTCCACAGGCAGATAGCAAAGAACGGCATCCCCGTTATCAAAAGAATAGCGGGTAATGTCGTCCGTCGCCTTGGCAAAAAGAACACCCTGCGGTATGGCGTAGCTCAGATACCACATATTGAGCGGAAAATTTGGCACGATGCGGATGCCGTCAACAATGGGGTTGCCCTCGCTGTCGCAAAAGCCAACCGTCCAATAATCCCCGGTAGAGTTATAGGATAGGTGCAGCACCCGCGGTTCGCCATCCAGCATGACACGGCAAATATAGTCATTCTGCCCCGTGGGGAGCTGAATTTCAGAATACATAGCTGCACCCCCTATTTACTGAACAGGCCCAGTTTAGAGAACGTTCCATAGGCAATCGAACTGCCGTTTTTTTTACTGCTCGATGTGCTGGCGCTTTTCTTGCTGGACGACGCCGATTTGGACTTACCTGTCGTGCCTGATTTTTTGGAGGAAACACTGCCCGCATTGGTGGAACTGGTTCCCCCACGCGGAAAAGAGATCGTGACGAGCGCTGTCTGCTTTTCCGTGATGGTGATCTGTTTTAATGTGAGCGTGGCCTTGATAGAATCGCCGGACTCCTTGTCGTCCGGGAATTTGAGGCCCTGCACGACCATGTTTTCCCATGTCTCGCCGTTTGAGACATAGGTTACAGGCCGCTTTGTTGTGAACAGCTTTTTGAGTTGGCGCTTGATCTCCCCCACACGGTTGGAGGAGGAGCCGTGACGGGAGGCCCATGTAATAGGATTGTTCGCAATGATTGCAACCACGGTCAGCACCGTGGCCTTGATATTGACGTTATCGCTGGTAGTGAATCCATCCTCCACCGGGTACTCCGGCACATCAGCGGCCAGAACTTCCTCCTGCGTGTAGACAGAATCAAACTCGATACCGCCGATGCTGCCCGGCCCACTTGCTATGGTTCCCATGCGATCACCTCCCCATGTACTTCATCTTAGAGGAGATTGCCTCCGACCCCTGCTTGCTGCTGTTCTTGACCGCATCGCTTGCAGTGCTGGCCGTGTTGCGCTCCGTGACATTGAAATTCTGGTTAAAGGTCTGCGTGACGGTGTTTGTGTTGTTGGTCTGGCCGCCGCTGACGGCATTGCCAACGGTAGCCGCAGAAACCGCTCCGTTTGTGTTGGAGTCACCACCGCCGAGGAAATTCTGTACCCCCTGCACCGCGCCGCTGATAAGACCGCTAAGGTTGGGGAAATTCTGCGATACCCAGCCGAAGAACTTGTCCAGCAGCTTCTCTGCTCCATCGACGAAATCAGCGATTGCACCCAGAATGTCGATGCCGAACGCATCCTTGAAGAACTGATTGACATCGTTCAGCACATCAGAGGCAAGCTGCTTTAGATCGTCGAACGCCGCCGAGAAATCGCCGTTGACAAGATCGGCCACATACGCTATCGCGCCGCCGAACACGTCCATAATGAGATCGCCAATATCGCTGAATGCCTGTTCCAGTGATGCAAGCATAGAGAGAACGTCGTCGCCGTAGGTATTCCACCACTGCGAAATATTGGCAACCACAGCGGAGATGATCTGCTGGATTCCCCCGAAAACAGTCTGTACAAACGAGCCTATCGCGCTCAAAATAGACATCACATCGTCGCCGTGTTCATCCCAGAATGCGCCGATCTTGTCGATCACGCCGCGGATAAATGTGTAGATCAGGTTGAATACAACCTGCACAAGCGACCACGCGCCTTGCAGAACCGCAAAGATTTTGTCTTTGTGCTTTGCCCAGAAATCACCGATTGCGGTCAGCACACGGCCCGCAACCTCCTTGGCCCCGTTGAAGAAGCCTATGATCTTCTCGCGGGCCTCGTCTACATCAACGCCCGCACCTTTGAGCAATTCTCCTATAACGGAATCCTTGCCCTGCAAGAACGCGACGAAATCTTCAACCAGCAGGAATACCGCCAGAATTGCGGCGGCTATGCCCATCATTTTGAGGCGGGCCGGGGTAAGCAGCGCGGAGATGGTCTGTATTCCCTTGATGATCTTGTCGCCCTGCCATGCGGTGAAGATCGCGGCGACGGCCAGTGCGACAAGCCGGAACAGGTTTTCCGTGCCGCCGACGGCATCGGCCAGTTTCTCGCCGACATTCTCGACGACGGTTATTCCCTTTTCGATTACACCGAACACCTTTACCATCGTCTGCGCTATGGTCTGGGTGATGCCGAATTTAACATTGAGTTCGTCCAGCTTATAGCCGAGTCGGTTTCGTATGTTGGTGAGGCCGTCGGAGATGGAGTAATCCAACCCGTCGTAGGTTTTCTGGATGTTGTCGGCGGCAGCAAAGTAGGCGTTTTTGACATCCTCCGCCGTGACCTTGCCCGCAGATGCAAGTTTGGTAAATTCCTCGCGGGTAACGCCCATGCCGTCGGAAATGACGTTGACCACTTCTGGGAACTTTTTCGTAAGGCGGTTGAGGGTGGTTTCCGACATTTCCCCGGTTGCAAAAACCGTACTAAGCAACGTCTGAACCGTACCAACAGCATCTCCGTTGCCAGCATTCTGTTCCACTTGGTTTACCAGCTTTGCAAACTGTGCAGCCTGATCTATGGGGAACAAATCTTCGTTCTGCTGTTTAAGTTTGACCGTATAGGCTGCAAGGTCTCCATAGGTTGCCTTGCAGTCGTTTGCGGCCTGTAATATTTCCTGCTGGATTTCCTTTTGATTGTCCAGCCCTTGGGTGGCATAATTGATGGAGTCGTTGATGCCGTTGAACTCCTCCGTCAGCTCTCGGAACTGCGCAAAGCCCACCGAAATGCCGATGAAGCCCAGCAGGGCCGTGGCTTTTGATTTCAGGGATTGCAGCGTATTGAGAGCCTTGTCGGCGGCATCGGAATCCACCTGCGGCTTGATGGGAACCTGATTGTTTTTGCTGGCCTCCTGCTGCATCTTCTTCATCTGGGATTCAGCGGATGCCTTAGAGGCCGCGTCAATGACGAAATGTATCACGTTGGAAAGATCGGCAATCGTGATACTTTGTGCTGCGCCACCAGCCACTTACTGCTCCCTCCTTTCGTCTGCACGTTGGCGCTGAATATCCTGCCCCATATCATAGAGGGCATAGAGTTTAAGCGCCTCGTCCAGCGTATAGCAGTTTTTTAGCTCCCACATAGAGGCTTTTTCTGCCATAATGAGGGTGTACATTCTCATTTCGACATCGGAATCAAACGAGCTTACGTCAAGCTGGCCATAACGGGCGAACGAGTTTTCACCTTGACCGCTTGCATAAGATCGCCAAATTGGATGCCGAACCCATCGAAAAAATTAGAGTAATTGAGGCTGATAACCTTGATGCACAGGTTGACAGCAGCGCCGAGGTTCTGGCAGAAAAGCTCGTTGAAAGTGTCAATGTCGAGCTGGGTCAGCTCGTTGCCCTTCTCCTTGTCCAGAAAAATGACGTTGCTGTATTTGAGCAGCAGATCATTGAACAGGCGTACCATCTGATCGCCGGACAGACCGCGGATAGCGTCGCCCAGATTATCAAGGGTGATGTTCTTCTCCACCGCATCAACATCAAGGGTGCCTTTTTTATCCATTACACCCTTTACGGCAGGTACAGCGATCTGCAACACAGGCACAAGCAGCGCGGTGAGCGTACCCATGACCGCAACTGCGTTCATAGCTGCAAACGGCGTGATCTTGTATGTGATGCCAGAGATTACATAACTGGATGCCGTGAGCTGTTTTTTTACCTCCATGTGGAAACCTCCTTATTCGTCCTCGAACTCGCCGTAGCCCACAAGGATGTTCCATGTGTGGGTAGAAGCAGTAGAGCTGTACTCGCGCTCGGCGTAGTTGACGACGCTGCAATACTGGCCGTTGAACAACGGGTCGTTGCCCAAGTCCTTGACCATCATCGGGAACATGCCGTCGCCGTTCTTTCTGTCGCGCTTGTAGCGCTGCATGAGCCAGCTATCCGTGGCGCTGCCGTAGAGGGTCTGGATGGTGACATTAAACATCTTGGTGGGGTCGATGGTTCGCACGATCTCGCCATAGGCCCCGGCCACATAGCTTGTGTCGCCGCCGTTGGGAGTAATCTTGATAAAAGAGTCTTTGGCCATACCGCTGGCAATGTGCGTACCGCCCAGAACGAGCTTTACATTATCGGAGCGGTAGGTTTTAGGTTCCTGCATAATTCATACCTCCTTACGCGGTCAGAGAGCCGCGAATGACGGTCTTGTGGATTGCACCCGAAAGCCGTGCAGTAAAGGTGATACCCTCCAAAACACGCTTCTGGCGCTGTTCGGAGGTGAGGTCGGATGCCTTGGGAACGGTGACGGTATAGCCGCGCAGGGTGGAGCCGTCACTCTGGATTTCGTCGTCGGCAATGCCGCCAGCCTCGCGGCCCTCCTCCAAAGCCTTGATGATCTGGGCCTGAACCTGCGCGATGCCGTCGTCCGTGTAGGGAACCTTGGCATTTGCAACGAACAGCGCCACGATCTTGCGGGCGATGTTCTCGACCAGCCAATCCTTGAAGCGCACGGTGTCGATGTACTCGCCGTCGCACATGCGGCCACCCATCGAACACTCATTGCCAAACAGCGCGGCGTAGTAGCCCGTGTTGTTTTCTTCCATCGCGCTGATCTCGCTGCTGGTGAGACGCTGCTCCGCAAGGCCCGGAATAGACTTAAACTGCCACGTCTCCTCGCCGGGGGCGTAGGGCAGACAGGCGGCAGCAAGGCCGATGTTGGCGCAGTCGCTTTCCTGCGTCTGGTGCATGGCATGGCTGCGGGTGGGCTGCCCGGTAATGGGCAGGTCGGAAACGCTGGTCGTGCCAGCGATCAGCGCAAAGCCGGAGCCGTTGGTTTTCTGGGTTTCGACGATCTCGGAAATCTTCTGCACGTCGGGGGCGGTGAGGCCCACCGGGCAGATTGCCCAGAAATCGGATGTGTAGTCGAAAGCGCGCTGCATAGTGAGCGCGATGTCCTCGACGGAATCCGCGGTGTTCTGCCGCACGGCAATGTACACAATGTCGGAAAGCCGCTTCGCCTTGAGCAGCATCTGCACGGCATTGTACACCGGGTCAGACTCACCAAAACCAGCGGTCTTGATTTCCTCGGTAATGGAGGCGACGGAGTAGGCCGTAACCGCCGGAACGGTAGCGGAGCCGGGAGTTTTGGGGTACGGACACACAATAAGCATGTGGCCGAACCGGGTCGCGGAGGCGACCACCTGAGAAACGCTGATCTGTACGTCAACAACATTCTCGATGTTCAAACTTATCACTCCTTATAGTTGATTTCTGCCTCGCTCATATAGCCCGCCTGCATAGCGGCGAGATCAGCGGAGCCGGAGCTGCCGCGCTGCGCATATTGCTTGCCGGGGGTGCGCAGCAGAGCCATGTCCTCCACAGTCTGCTGATAGATGATCGAGACATCAAGCGACGCTCTGAACGGTACAGAAACGTCGTTGCTTAGGTTATAGATCGGGATGCAGTCACCGCTCGGACGGATGTCCATATTGTGGCGCTGCATGAAGTACCCGGCGTACTCACTGCTAAGGAACAGCGAAAATTGCTGCAAATCCTCAACAGAGGTATCGACGGGCTGTGTGTTTTCGTCCGGCGCTTCGCCCTTCGTTACCAGCTCGATGGTACAATTCTGCTGTACAGAAAAATAGCGCCGCTCTACGCCGTCAACGACGGCCTTTACGGCGCTTATTCCGTCTACCCTAGAAACTATACCAAAGTTGAGTGTAACGAACGGCAGGGGCGGTCTGGCGGCGTTCTGGCGGGCCACATTGATGTTGGCTCTGCTGAAAAACTCCGCGGCCAGATCATAGACCGCGCTCTGACATTCAAGAGAGGTCATGCGATCACCTCGGCGTTTCGGTTTCGGGAACCGCTGCAAAGCTGCACTCGTAGTGGGCAAGAATGGTATTTCGCCACTTGGCGCAGGACGTGCAGGTGTACCATGTTCCATCCACGAGGATGCGGTCTGCCTTGGTTCCTTTCTCCTGATCTTCCGTCTTGATGGGAAAATCAGAATAAACGGTCAGGCGGCGGGCCACGCGGCGGCCATCGGTGTTGACCTCCACGGAATCGCCCGCGGGCTGCACATCCAGCATGAAAGTGCTGTCCTCATATTCGCTGCGGGCATATCCTTTTACCCATTGCTGCGATTTATAGCGGCGCAGCGTGTAGGGCTGCTTAAAAATGTTCATTCTTTGTCGGCCTCCTTGATAACGAACGTAACCGACTGGCGCATACGCCCGGAGTCAATCAACGGCTTAGACGAGCCTTTTGCCCGAATCGTGGAGGGCGCGTTGGCAGCAAAATCTCCGTTTCGGATTTCCTTTTGCACCAGCGCGACCATCTTCACGCCGATACCCTCTAGCGCCTGTTGGGCGCTCCCCTTACCCGTGCCGACCTGCTTTGCAGCAGAGGCACACATATCACTGATTTTCTCCATGTTATTCTGAACCGAATCGTGCATGAATGGACGGGCCGGAGAATGTACCGACCCGTCTTTGTTCATGGTTCCGTGTTCGTTCCAGTAAGCGATGTTGGTCAGCGGCGTTCCATCTTCTTCTGTGTCACCAGCTTGGAAACCGACGCGAACGGACAGGCGGCACAGCTCGTCGAGCTGCTGCATGAACTGCTGCCCCGCGGCATTGAGTTGCAGATCGAACGTCAGTTTTTCGCCCATGATGCACCCCTTATCTGCGAATGTTGATAGAGATGCAATGGCGGCTCCTGACCGTCAAAAACTGCAAGCCGTAGCTGGTAAGGCGGTACTCGGAATCCGCGCCCGCATCCGCGGTGGTGGAGGCAAACGAAATGCTCGTGCTGCCCTCCGACACGCTGGCGAAGCGGGCAGTGTCGGCAATGCTGCCGAGCGAGGTGTTGCCGAGTCCGGCAAGTTTCATGCTGTGGCAGATCAGCAGGGCCAGTGCAAGATTGTACTCTTTTCCGAATTTTGCAGCAGAAATGGCAGGAGCGCAAATCTCCTGCCACTGCTTCAATTCTTCATCCTTTACATCCGCAAACTCCGTGCCGATCTTTCGCACAATGGAGATCGCGTCCTGCTGTTCGCCCGCCATAGATCAGCCCTCCACAGGCTCGGCAGGCTGCGCCTTATCCTCTTTGGTCTTGGCGGCCTTGGCGGCCTTTTCCTTGACCACGGAGACATAGCCCAAAGAGACATAGGTTTCGACGGTGGGTGCGAAATCATCATCGACCACCGCCTCAACATTGGGCAGCAGAGTGTAATCACCGAAAGCAATCGGCTTGATGCTGATGTTTTTGATTTTCATGTCGGTTTCCTCCTTGATCTTACAGGCCGTAGACGAGGCAGGCAGAGAACGGATAGCTGATCTGCATACCAGCATCGCGGCCCTCGCAGTTGATGACAACCTCGAGGTTGCGTTCCTGCGGTGCATGCTGCATGAACGGCATGGGGGCCTCGTGGGCCATCTTCTCCGCATCCTTGGTGTACAGCAGACCGATGTTCTTGCCCGTGCTGTTGTAGTCCTTGTTGTTCTTGGACAGCTCGGTGGCAGTCTCCCAGTTCTTGATCTGGGGCGTATGCTCCTTGATGTAGGAAAGGACGCTCTGATCGGTGCCCTCGATGCGCTTCAGATTGAGGGAGGTAAACAGGTCGCTGGGCATGACCCAGCTATCGGGATGCTCGATGCTCTTGGTAGAGGTGTCGATGAAGTTAAGGATCCCAGCCATGTCAGCGGCGATCTCGTCGGCGGTCTTGTTGAGCCAGTCGGCCTTGCCGGATGCGCCGTTGGTGAGGGTGTACAGCGGGATGTTGTTCTCGCTGGACAGAACGCCCATGATGTGGGATTTCTTGTCGCCGTTCCAGATCAGGTGGTTTACGCGCACATCGTAGGCGCGGCGGGCGGCCTCGGCGCGGGCAGCGTCCAGAGGCTTGCCGATGCCGATCAGAGCATGACGGCGGGCAGCACGCAGCTCCTGCACATTGTAGCCGTAGCTGTCGCCGATGTTGACGATCTCAGCACGATGGGGCGTACCCTTGACATCCACGCGGGGCAGGTCGTCGGCGTAGTTGGCAATGATGTCAGCGATGCCGGACTGCTCGTAGCTGTAATACTCGATGTAGGCAGCGCCCTCGTCCGCTTCGCTGGTCATGGGGAACAGTTTCAGGCCGTTCAGCTCCGGGTACAGCTTGTCGTAGGCCTTGGTTTTGATGTGGGCCAACTGCTGGGCAAAGAAGATGCCGGGGTTTTCGGCGGCATCCAGACGCAGCCCGGGGATGGAAGTTGCGAACGCCTTAGAGATCAGGTCGCCGCACTTATGCTCCAGCGCAACGCGGTCAGCCTGATCGTAGGGGTTGTTTCGGTTGTTGGGATTGAACTTGGACATTGTTTTTACCCTCCTTTACGCCTGAGGCATATCGTAGAACTGGGCCGGGGCGAGGCCGTCGTCGGCAGCGCCGAGGAACTTTGCCTTGACCGCCACGGCGGTGGCAGAGGTGACAGCGGTAAACTTGCCCGCATCGTCACCGCTGATAATCAGGTAAACGGCCTTGCCGTAGGCAGGGTCGGCATCATCCGCAACCTGCACATAGACCTTGCCAGCCTGCAAAACATCCAGAACGCCGCCCTTGGGCAGCTTGACCTTGCCCTCGTCGTCCATCTCGACGTTGGCGCTGTACATGGTCACGCCCTCGAACTTGGCAGCGGTTGCGCCAGTGGCGGGCAGGGCAATGTCAGTACCGGGTTCCTCACCCTGCACAACGCCCAGACCAAACAGCATCTTGCCCGTGTCAGCGCCGTTGCGGCGGGTGACAGCGGAATAGTTGGAACGATCAACGAGACCACCGGGCATACCCGCTTTCGGCTCGCCGTAATTCATCTGAACAGCCATGTTCATGGTTTAGTCCTCCTTTTCCTGCTTGTACTTTGCGATCATCTTTGCGCGGGCATCGTTGGGGCTGATACCCGCACCGCCGACGGCACTGTTGGCAGAGTCAGCGTTGAACACCTGCGCCCGCTGATCGTTGACAGTGCGACGCGCGGTGGCCTTGCTCTTGGCGATGTCGTAGGCAGCATCCAGATAGGCATCGCCGCGGCCTTTCAGGTTCATGCCGGGGATAACCTTGTTGACGATAGCTGCCTTGGCTGCCTTGACGGGCAGACTGTCCATGCCGTCCAGATTGAGGCGATCACCCAGACGAATCAGCTCGACGCGCTCACGCACCAGCTCCTGCACGTCGGCAGAGTCGGTGTTCATGGCGGGTTTGCTGTCGGGGCAGTCGTCGCCGTCCGCTGTAGGCTGCTGCTGCTGCGTAGCCTCCAAAGCGTCCGCGCGAGCGGCGCTCTTTTCCAGCATGGACAGCAGGGTGTTGATGTCCTCCTTGGCGGGGCCGTCCTCCATAGCGTCGCGGCGCTGGGTGATCTGGGAGACTGCGTCCAAATCACTGGCGGCGGGTTCACTCTCCGGCTGAACCGCCGTATCTGCCCCGTCAGCGTCCGTCTGGACGGCATCAGGTGCAGGGGGGTCGTTAGTATTGACAGCCGGGTTCTGCTGATCCACGGCGCTGTCTGCCGTAGCTGCGGTGGGTGCAGCAGTACCGACGGCTTTCAGGTATGCCTCCATAGCCGCGGCAAAGGCAGCCGGGTCAATGGGAGATGCGGGAGCAGCGGCGGGGGCTGCATCGTCGTTGGTCTGGACTGCGGGATTGACGTTGTTATCGTCCATTGCGAAAACTCCTTTCTGATCTTTGCTGTCAAGGTTGAGTCTGGCCGCATCCCCTGCCCTTGCGACAGCGACAACGGCAAGGTGGTTGACCCGGATGTTGGTCTGAATAGCATCGTAATGCTGGCCGTTCCATTCGCCGGGCTTCTCGATGAGGTCGTTAAAATATCCGAGGGAAAGCTCACGCAGACCGCTGGACTTGACCGAATCAATATCGTTAATGACGATCTTAGCGCGGACGGTTTCGCCGTCGCGGTAGCCCTCTGTTAAGATATTGCCGACCTGTTCCCAGCGTACATTGTCTTTGTTGATCTCCCCTGCGTCGTGGGTAATGACTACCGGCTTGCCCTGATAGCTGCTGAGGCTTTCAGGGTCGAACACCTGTTCAGGCAGTCGCAGCTCTCGCCGTATGCTGCCGTCAGGGTTCTTGTAGTCGAAGATGCCCGTGCGGGTCAAAATTGGTTCATCATAGAAAAAGCCCTCGCGGCTGGAATGGGTGTCGATCTTGATAGAATCGACACGGTATTCCCCTTTGAGGACATTCGGCGTGTTCTCCATTTTGCGGCATCCCTCCTCTCAATTTTTGTTCTCGGCGCGGCATACCCCCTTTCAATCCTCAAACGCGGACGGTTCGATCTCGTCCTCGTCAAAGATCGGCAGTGCCACGCAGCGGCAGCCGTAATCCTCTCCGGGATTGCAGCGGCGGCCCGTGTAGACGATGCCGTGCTTCGTCATATACCACATCTCCGGCGGGTCGTCGTAGCTGAACACATTGCCGTCAAGCTCTTGGTGGCACTCGCGCACTCGCTCGTCGCCGGAGGACGACCACTCATAGCGGCGTACCCCCGCAGAGCGCTGGCGGGTCTGGTTCAACTGCGCGTTCAGCGTACCGATCTGATCGGTAGCAAGAAACCTCGCTTTGGATTTTGAAACATCATAGCGGCCCTGTATCTCTCTCGCAATATCCCGATTGGATTTGCCGTTGATGAATCCATCCAGAACGATGTCCTGCATCTCGTCCAGCGCTGTATCGCTGATACTCTTGATCTTGGAGACATTCTCTGCCGCCCAACGCTGGCACATTTGCTCGTAGCTGCCGCCCATGAAGTAATCCTGCCGGATGTTGATACCCAGCGTTTGCTTCACGACCTTGCGCCACTGTTCGAGGTTCCATGTGGAAGTGTCGGACGACAGGCGGTAGATTTCTTCCCGGACTGCATCATCGTCACCGCTCTCGACCAGATCGGCCCGGATGCGGTCAAAGATGCGCCGGATTCTGTCTGTGCCGCCGCTGTAGCTGTCCAGACGCAACGGGAATGTTGCGTCATGTTCCTGCTGCATGACGGTCAGCAGATCAGGCATGTAAGATTTTACGAGCTGCTGCATCTGCCTGAGATACTGCATCTCGCTCTGGCGCAACTTCACTTCCAGCCGCAGCGGGTGTGCGGCGGACTTGGCTATGCGCCGCCGATTCGGTGCCAACGCGGCTTTGTGAATGTTCGCGCTCATGTGTTACCCTCCGAGGTCGGCCCGGTAGATGCGAACAGAATTGAGGAACGGCTCAAATACCTTGCCGCCCGGCACATCCTGCGCAAGAATCTGGTCGATGGTGTAGAGGCTTTCCCCGATCATCTCCTGATTGTCCGCGCGGGGCATCCCGTCAAAGTGCTTGACCTTGTAAATCTGCACCGCCATTTTCTGGTCAGGCAGACCGGGCGCGTTGCCGAGATACTGCATGGCCGTTGGCGTTATGGAAAATTCCTCTTGCGTCTCCCGCACCAGTGCTTGGCCCGGAGTCTCCCCGGGTTCAATGTGACCACCCGGGCCGCAATAGCCCTGACCGTCTGCGCGTCGGGCGCACAGCAGTTTTCCGTCGATCACAACGAAGCCCGCCACATACCCGCTGTCGCCCTCGTCTGTTGAGAGTGTCGGTGCGGTCTGTGCGGCAGGCTTGATACTGTTGTTATAGTCGGCAGCCTCCTGCATGATCTGAACCTTCTGTTCCGGCGGCAGCCCCCAATCCTCCATCACATCCTGATCGTCCAGAATGTTCTCCGGGTCAAAGGCATCATCACCGGAAAGCGCCCGGCGCACCTCCTCCACCTCATAGATGCCCGCGGTAACGTAGGCCGCGGCAGTCTGGGCTTTGAGTAGCTGCGTTTGCGCCTTGCTCTGATCCTGTGTTGCCTGTTCGTTGTCCGACTGGCTCCACGGGGAGTTAAGCTCCAAATTGTAATCGGGAATCTCGGTAATCTCCCGGTTCCAGATCATACCCCGGAAAACCAGCTCCACCACCTTGCGGGTATTGTCCAATACATCGTTGGTCTGAATCTCGCCGCAATAGTCGTAGTAGTTTTGCAGGTCAGACTCGCCCGTGCTGTTCATGCCGTCCGGCGATCTGCCAAACAGGCGGGTTTGCGGAATATGTGAAACCGCAGAAAGCATCGTGCAGGACGAATCTACAATGTCCTTTACGCCGCTCAACGTTAGGTTCTTAAAATCGTAATCCTCGCCGTCCGCGTCGATCATAACGGAATTCAGGATGTTGCGTCCGAGGTCGATCAACTCCATGCGGCGCATGACCTGTGCGTCGCCCTCCTCGGTCATGGTCAGGTTTGCAAGGCCCTTCATCTTGTAAATCGCCATCGAGCAGCGCTCCAACAGGCGGGCCGCGTTGCCGTTGGAAACAACGGTGTTTTGCAACTCGTCGCGGATGCGCAGATATTCCGGGATGCCCCATGTGCGGTACAGGCTGGATGCCATCGACCCCTCCGGGATTTCCCCGTTGGCGAACACGAGGCAGCGGCTTGCATGGACGCGGAACGTGCCGTAGATGCTGGACACTTGGTACAAATCGGGCCGCCCGGTGCTGCCCCTGCGGTAGTCAGGGCTGTCCGGGCGGTTCTCGTAGCCGTAGAGCCAGATCGGCGTGACCTCGTTTCTGCCGTAAACCAGCATCTCCGAGACACCGTGAACATCGTTCCAGTTTACCGGGCTTTCCAGCAGCCGCCCGTCGTCAATCAGCATGACGATCAGTGCGCCGCCGAACAGGCGGCTCCAACGCAGCGCCTTCGCAAAGCTGCTCTGATATTTCAGTGCGCTCATGTGGCGCTCAACCATTGTCTGGATGTCCTGATCTTTCAGGCCCAGCGTGAAGCCGTTGCGCATGGCATCGTTGGCCGGGGCATCAATGATCGAGGCGAACAGGCCGTTTCCAACATAAAGGTCGGCCAGTTCCGCATCCGATACCATAGATCCAGCGGAATACTGATACTGCGTTGTGGAGTCGTGCTGTGTGCCGTATTTTGTCAGCACATTAAAATAGCCGTCCTCACGGAACTGATCGTGCTGCACCTGCGGCGAGGCGGGCGCGTTCTTAGGCTTTCTTTTGCTCATAGACTCTCCCTCCTTTCTCATTTGATAAGGCCGTTCAGAACGAACGTGTCGCCCTTATAGAAGCTAAGAGCGATTGCATCGACTTTATCCGGGCTGGGCAATCCGCGCTTTTTCAGCGCGTCCTTGCTCTCCAAGATCAGCTTGGGCGGCGTTCCTGTAAACTGATATTTGCGGCTGGAAAGCTGCCCGACCAGATCGGCATCGTTCGGCAGATGCAGCGAGTCAGTGCGGGCTGCATCACGAATCAGGCTCCACATCCATGTTGCTATGTTGCCGAAATTCTTTGCCGCCTCCTTGTCGGGAACCTTGTCACCGAAGTTGACAGGCACGACGATCAGGCGCTTCAATTTCTGCTTGATGCGCTCCCGGTTCAGGATGTCCGTCACGCCGCCGCCAAGGCCCGTGTCGTCGATGTTGGCGTAGATTGGGCCGTGGTAGATCGGGTAGGCCTGAACCAGTCGTTTGTACTCCGCGATGATGTCGTCCGCGGTGGAGTACAGGTCTTGCCCGTGGCGCGTAATCAGAGGCAGGATGTCGCCGTCGATGTTCGAGGCCAGAACGGTGCTGTCGTCGCCAAACCGGGCAACGTCAACACCAATGGCAATGCGGATGATCGACTTCTCGTGATCTTCCGGCTCCGTCATTATCGCCTTTTCGGCCAGCGCAGACGGGAAGAACACATCGTCGCCCGCAACAGGAAATTCGCCGTCCACGCGAACGCGGACGACGTTGCTATCCTTGCCGTACTTTTCTTCAAGGGCCGCAATGTTCTCCTTGTTGGTGCGGGGGCTGTTCCGGCTATTGACGTGCAGCACCTCGTAATGGTGAGCGTCCGACGTGTGCGACTCGTAGAACATTCCCGATGTTTTCGTCGGGTTTCCGCACATCAGCAGTTTGTTGTTCAGGCCCGTCAGGGTACCGCGGATAGCCTCCATGATCGCGTCAGGAACGCCGGAGGCCTCGTCAACGATAATCAGCATGTTGTCGGCGTGGAAACCTTGGATGCTTTCAGGCCGTTTGCTGACCTTTGCGACGGCGAACCATTGTTTTTCATAGCCGATCATGTAGATGTAGGTCTTTGTCCATTGCAGCAGGTTTCGAAGTATCGGACTGCGCTCCTGCCACTTGGCAACCTCGGCCCACAGAACATCGTTGACCTGCTGGCGGGTCGGCGCGGTGGCAACCACACGGGGATATGGAAAGCAGGTCAGGAACCACAGCAGCGTTGCGGCCTCAAAACCCGTCTTACCAACGCCCTGCCCCGATCTGATCGTGACACGCGGGTGATCGGCCAGCCTAGACGCGGCCTCGGCTTGCCAATCGTCTGGCTCAAATTCCAGAACCTCCCGGAAGAACAGTACCGGGTCTTTGCGATACCGTGGTATCTGCCGGAGGAAAAATTCTCGCTTACTGATCTTCGGCATCGGCAGCGATCACCCCCGCAATCCAATCATTTACGAGATCATCCTCGACCTCCTGTTCAGAGCGTAGCGGCGCTGTGCGAGTCTCCACATCGACGCGGGAATCACGTTCAAGCTTCGTGGCCTCGCGCAGCAGCGTTATCATGTCGCGCACTTGGATGTATTCTGGTTTCGTAGCGTTCAGCGCGGCAAGCGCTTTTTCCTGCATTTTCAGTGCGATGTTGATATGGCGTTTCGCCATTTTTTTAGCGTCGTTCTGTGCTTTCTTGTACGCCTGTCGCCGGAGGTCTGCCTCGTACTCGGCCACGCGATCAGGCCAGTGCCATGTAGACGACCAGCGGGCCATCAGCGTTGCACTCTTGCCTAACTGCTGCGCCACCGCCCGGATGGAGCGTTTTTCGCCCATGTCAAGGTATTTGCAAAACGCCTGATAGGCCTTTGCGCTCTCGCCGTCCTGACGTTCCCACGGCTTCGCGTCGCTGCTTTTCGGCATTTCACACCTACCTTTCCATCAAGGCAGATGCCATTACTTCACAGCAACCCAGCCGCAGAAATTCAGGCACCGCCAAAACATCTCGACTTTCCCAAAGCCCGCTGCGCGTAGCATATCTTCATTCCATGCCGGGGTGAGCGGTGACAGCACATTTTCAAGGCTGCGGCGCTTCGACATAATCTGATCTTCGCTGTACCCGTTCTGGCGCTTCATGTCGTAGTACAGCTTGACCATTTCATCGTCAAGGTCGGTTCCCGCAATCTTCTCCACAAACACAAAAGCCCCGCCGTCCGCGAGGCTGTCGTATATAGTCTTGATAATGTTGAGGCGATATGCGGTGGGCATGAATTGCAGCGACAGAACCGACAGAATCAGGCTTGCCGACCTTTTCGGCAGCGTGGCATTCCACACGTCTCCGCAGATCACATTGACGTGGCCCGCACAATCCGCGAACCTTTCCTTGCACGTCTCCGCCATTGCGGGCGCGTTGTCGATCAGCAGGAATCGGCAGGAATCACCGTAGCGCCGGATGAACGGCTCCACCGCAAGGCCAGTCGAGCAGCCGATGTCGATCACCGCTGTTCCGGCTCGGATGTAGTCGTTTCCAATTTCTTCTACGAGACTGCGCATAGAGCGATAGTCCGGGATGCTGCGTTCCAGCATATTTGCAAAGCATCCGGCAACCTCGCCGTCGAATACCCACTTACTGCCGGGATGCACGTTGTCGATCTTATCCATTTTCTTCACCACCTTTCGGAGGCAGCGTAATGCCGAGGCGGTGTTCAAATACTGTTCTCGCCCGATCAGACAGGCCAAGGCGGGAGCCGTCCTGGTAAGGCAGTTCAAACTCGAAATCGAGGGCCGCGGCCAGCGCTGCGGGGTCGATGGTCGGCTTCGACACTTCCATGTACCAGAATTTGCTTATCATGTCGAGGCGGTCAACCTTATCAAAGCAAGGTGCGAAGATCTCTCGCATTTCCTCCTCGGTGTGACCTTTCTGAACTTTCGGGTTTCCGCTGATCTCGCCCAGCACGACGTTCGGCTCATAATCCAGATCGAATGTCAGCTTCTTTTCGTCTGTAACGACCTTGCGCTTGGTCTGCACAAACTGCGGGGCTTGGGAGCTTTGGCACCAACAGGCGGTCATACCGTCCGGGTAGCAAAGGGCCGACGCGATGATCGCAATGTTCTTTCTGTCCGCGATGAACGGTACGGAATTGAACACGCTGGAAATGAACACCGTGCTGTACGGCGTACCGCTCTCCACGTCGTCCAGAAACTCGTTTGCGATTTCCAGCACTTTTTCTTTATGGATTTTCCCGCCAAACGTGACGAAATACGGTTCAAAGGCGGCGCAATGCACCCCGGCCTTTCGCAGGGTGCGCGTATTATTCAGCTTTCCGGCCCCAAAATCCACCACGCTGCTGCCGTAGTGCTTTTTCCACGTTTCCAGAGCCTTGCCCTCCAACGTAAAGAAGTCGATGCCGCGGGCCTTGGGCCAAACGCCCTTAAAGAATCCATCGCCAAACGCGCAGTTGCCGTTCTCGTCGGTTTCACGGGTGTTGCGCTCACGCATGAACGAGTTGTAGCGCAGATCGTCGGCGTAGGTGGACTGCATGTCAAAATCCATGCTCAACAGGTTCAGCATAGCCGAGGCGAACTCTGCCTGTGCCGTGGTGACGGGAACCACCGTAATGACGCGGCGCTTTGCGTCGGCGGCAATTTCAAGGCGGCCAATGCCGTTAATGACATTTTCCTCCGGGTCGATCACAATCGGCATCAGGCCGACTTTGTTTTCCAGTGCCTTTGCAAGCTGTCGAATGTGAGTGTTAAATTTGCGGTGGTTCTTCTTTGCCAGCCGCACAACGTCCATGTGCTTGGCGCGATAGATGCACGGGAACGCTTCTTCACTGTTCGGGTCGATGTCCGGCAAGCTGTCAATCATGGAATCAATATCCATTTTGTATAATCTCGCCTTGATGGTCTCGCAGGTGTCCTGCTTAGCAAGGTCGTTCGTGGCCCGGTTGAACATCAGGTTGACGCCCTTGCGGGCTTTCAGGTCGCGGTTCTCAACGTATACGACAGGAACCTTTTCAAAGCCGATGCGCTTTGCTACGAGGGTGCGCTGGTGTCCGCTAAGGATTTCGCCATCCTCGGTTGCGTAGATCGGCAGCAAAAAACCGAGCTTTCTCAATGACAGCTCGGCAAGGTGCAGGCGCTTTTCATCATTTTTTCGGGGGTTGTAGTCCGAGGCGTGGATGCTCTCGATGGGTACGAGCTTAATCATTTTTGAGAATCCTCCGTTTCATCTCGGCGGAGATGTCTTTCTCGGCAAAAATGCCGTCGTCGCGGATGCCGTTCAGCAGCTCGTCGTATTCGTCGGCGGTCAGCTTGATCTTGATCTGGCCGATCTTGGCGGATGTACCGTAAGCCTCCGGCTCCTCGGTATCGTCCTCCAATTCATCCTCGGCAGCTTCTTCCAACTCGTCGAGGGTGTCCGGCTCCTCGGTGTCGTCCTCCAATTCGTCGAGGTCGTCGCCGTCGGTGGCGGTGGCCTCCTCAATGGCACGGTAGGACTTTACTTCATCCAGATCAAAGCCTGTCTCAAAATCGAGAACGGCATCATCGCGCAGCAGTTCCCCGGTCTTTTCGGTATCCCAGCGACCCTTGATCTTGTTCAGGGCCAGGCACAGCTCTTTTTCTTTCAGCTCGTCCGGCTGCTCGATCACGACGCAGGTTTCCTCCTCAACGCCCATATCCCGCATAACGGTCAAGCGCTGATTGCCGCCGACGCAGTGCATATTGCTGAGGTTGACGACCAGCGGCTCCACCAGCTCGTGCTGTTCGAGGCTGCGTTTCAGCGCGTCATACTCCGGCGTGTCGCGCTCGATCTGGACACGGGGATTATAGGGAGGATGCACAAGGTCTGCCATCTTCAAGGTCTGGTATCTGATCTGGTATTTCATGCGCGGAACAGCCTCCTCTTGATTTCTTCCTCGACGAGCTGACGGGTGAATCCGACCTTTTCGCGGACATCCGCGATCATGCCGTCAAATTCGTCCTGCGTCAGCTTGAATTTGAAAACTCCGACATAACACTTGATCTCGTCGGAGTCGTCGTCCTTGCGCTCGTTGGCCTCGATGTCGGCATCTTCTTCCTCGTCGATTTCCTGCCCGATCTCGCCGATCAGGTCGTCAATCTCCCGGTCAGTAAAGCCCGTGGACAGAGTGTCGGCCCCGGCATCGCGCAGCTCGTTCATGATGTCGTACAGGATGCCGTAATCCCATTCGCCATCGAGCTTATTCAGGGCCAGACACAGCGCCTTGGCGTGGGCCTCGTCCAGATCGACGACGACGGCCTCCGTCTCCGTCTCCCCTGCGGCTTTCAGCACGTTCAACCTCTGGTGGCCGCCGATCAGGTAGCCGTCGCGGATGTTGACGATCAGGGGCTGCACGAGGCCGTGCTGCTCGATGCTGGCGGTCAGCGCCTTAAACTCCCGGTCTTTGGCGGTCAGCTCCACGCGGGGGTTATACGGTGCAGGTTTGATGTCGTCCAGCCTGAACACCTGCGTTTTGATAGGTTCCACTGTTTTCACTCCTTGGGTTTTGATATGCAAACCAAAAGGGCCACGGCTTTTGACCGTGGCCCTTTTGGTACTGTGATAGGAGAAAATATGGCAGAGAGAGAATGTCAGATCAGCAGAACGCAAGCTGTTCAGCCTGCGGTTCCTGTGGCACCTTTTTAACCTCGACCAGCCCGTCCTTGATGAATGTCTCATAGGGGGCCGCGCAGATGCCATGACGCGCGTACATCGCGCGGGTTCTCGGATTGCTCTCCACAGCGTAATACTGCTCCGGCGCTTCGCCGTGCTTCGGGAATACGAACCTACGCAGGGCCGATTCCTTGAAGATGGGCGGCTGCGCGTCGATGTCGTTGAAATACCACTCCTGCGGTTTCCAGCCCGTCTTTCGATACAGGTTTTCCATCGTTTCCTGCATCTGGTAATCCGGGCGGGCGGTGACGATAATCACATAGTCGTCCCTGATTTTCTCGATCAGGTCGGTGCGGTACTCCTCGGCCCTCATGCGGGCGCTGAACGGACGAATCAGGCGGGTTTCCCGCTGATTGCCGACGAGAGTATAGTTCAAATCCAATAAGCAAATCTTTTTCATAGTTGAGCGCTCCTTTTTATATATGGGTATTTCCCATATCATATTATACCACATTTCCGCTGCATGTTCAATATATTTTAACGATGCAACGAATCTTTTTTTGTGTTTTCAGGCGCTCGTAAGATGAATTTTTGCTTGCCACAATTTTTCACTGTAAAAAAGTATATCACAGTAAATTTCATAAGTCTATTGCATCTTTTTTGCGCCGGAAAATTGCAATTTCTTTGGCTTTATTTCGAGGCGGCAGCGCCGTACAGCCAGACGGAGAGCTTCTGCACCAGCCGTTTGCGGTTTCGCCACGCCGTGGATACATCGCAGTTTAGGTAGGCGGCTACCTGATCGTCCGACAGGCCCTCCATGTATTTGCCGGAGACTGCTTTGTAGTAGAAGTCACCCGCGATCTTTGCAAGGGCATTGTCCATCGTCTCTACCTCGTACTCGTCCGCCGCGATGGTAGCCTCCATGTCGCAGACGACGGCCTCCTGAATCTCGTCCGGGGTCAGCCGCACCCCCGTTTTCATAAATCGCCCGATGCCCTTGCTTCGCTGGGCCGGGCCGTACTTTTTGATTTCTTCCAGCCGTCCCTTATCCTCTGCAATCTTGGCCCGCAGCGTTTCCAGCGCATAGAGTCTGCGCTCGGTAGCCTTGTAAAAATCCTTGGCCGAAGTGTCGGCGGCTGCCTTACCAGCAAGAACCGCCTGTTGAATCATGGTCTCGATCTCCTGTTTTGTAATCTGCATTTGCAATGCCGCCTCTCTTATGTTATAATAGCATCGTCCGCTATGCTGTTCACTCTTAGGAGTGGGCGGCATTTTTTATTGCTGCTTTTCCTGCTGCGTGACTTTCTTCACCCCGGTGATCTTGTCAAGCGCTCGTTGCATCTGGTTGATCTTCTCCCGAAACACAGCCGGGTCTTGCATCGCCATCATAATGCAATTTCCATGCACCAAGGTGTCGAGGCGTTCGTACTTGGCTTTCCAAAAATCAGCCTCTTTCAGCGCCAAGCTCAAACGGCTGCTGGCGCTGCGCAGATCGCTTTCAAGTTCTGTTATCTTCGCAACACGCATCAAGCCCGCCGCAAAGAAGCCCACACAGCCGCCGATCAGCAGCCCCAAGTATAAGTAGATCATTTCGGTTTTCCTCCCTCCAATTTACGATACTCCTGCAAGCACCGGGCCTTGCACCTGCCGTTCTCTGCGCAGCGGCGGCAGTATTCCAGCACCCTGTACCGGGATTCCGCGTGCAGGTCGCCCGCGGTAAACCAGCACCTCGCCAGTGGCTCCCTTGCAAGCTGAATAGCCGGGTAGGAGTCATAGGCCCCTGTGGCCGGGTCGCCGCCTTTCGCCTTGTAAATCTCGTGTCGCAGAACGCTCCACAGATCCCCCGCAATGTCAGCATCCTCGCCGCGGTCTGCACACTCTGCGCCGTCAAGAGCCACCCTCCTGATCTGCTCAAACAGTTCGGTAATTTCATCCCGACGCTGCATATACGCCTTGAATTTCTCGCTGCACTGCGGGTCGCTTTGATCGTACTGGAAGTCGCGGCGGGCCAGCACGTCGGCCAGATCGGAAAACTGGTACATACGCAGCCGCATATATTCCTCCACAGCCTCGCTGATAATCTGCGCTTGCTGCAAACTCATATCAAGGTGAATCCTGATCTCCTGCTTTTTCTTCTTCATGCCGCGCCTCACATGTCAATTTTGAAAAGCTCGGCAGCGATTATTGCGATTTTCCAGATCGCAAGCCCGGTGAAGATAATTGCTGCCGCAATAATCAGCAGAACTGCCGCACCGAACAGAACGTTTTCCAGCAGTGCAAGCAGCAGTTTAAGGCTCTCGATGAAACCCTTCATCTTTCTACCTCCCTGTGCTGCCGAAGCCGCCGTTGCCGCGCTGTGTGTCAGAGAGCTGCTGCACCTGCACGATTGCCGGATGCTGCACGGGCAGGATCAATATCTGTGCGATGCGCTGACCCTTGCTGATGCAAACTGGGGTAATGTCAAGCGCAGCCGTTGGCTTTGTGACGAAATCCCCGCCCGCTTCTCCGCGTGTGACGATGTAGCTGGGCCGATTGTACAGAGGAACCATCAACTCGCCGCGGTAGTCGCTGTCGATCACAGCCACGCCGTTTGCCAGCATCAGCGGCCCGCTGGTGGAGATGCCGGAGCGGATGTGCAAGGCCCCGTAGTAGCCCGCCGGAATTTCAAAGGCGAGGCCCGTTCTGACTTTTACCGTCTGACCCGGTACAATCGTCACGTCCTCTGCCGCGTACAGGTCGAGGCCCGCGGCCCTCGGCGTACCGTAGGTGGGCAGCTCTGCATCCGGCAGCAGCTTTAATACTTTCAGTTTTTCAACGCTCATAATTCTATGTCTACCTCCTCTTTGTCTAGGCCCTGCGCTACATAGTTGCCGTAACTCATGTTGAGCATATAGGCTTCCAGCGCACACCTTGACAGACTTTTTTTCTTGTGGATTTTCTTCCTTTTTGGGCGTTCCGGCTCCGGCTTATCATTTTTGTGCTTTTCGTAGTAAGCTCTGGAAATCTCATTTGCCCGCTCTTTCATGCAGCGTGGGCAGTACCTTTTGCTGGGGTAAACATTGTGCATCTCCTCGCCGCATTGCGCACATTTCTTTGTCACAAGGGCCATCTTCTTACTGATTCCCTCCTTTGTACTTTTTGTTGCGGTTTTTGACCTGCTGTCCATGGGTCAGGTTCATGCTGTCGATGGACGAAAAGAATTTACGCTCGTATTCCCGGATGGCCTGAACCTCGCATCGGAAAATTTTATAGTCGGCACACTCGCTGTGGCAGCCATCAGATCGTTTCTTACACTTCCAGCACGGCGTGTTGTTCATTCTCCTGTTTCCCCCTCCGCTGGCTGATGGAGCCAATCAAGCCAGCAAGCTTTACAATTGCCAGACATCTTTATGCAGTCTCCATTGACAGGGCACCCATACGCATATTTCATCTTTTCAGCCATCGCCTCATCGCTCATAGACCGGATGCGGTCTGCGCGGGTCATCGCATATTTTGTTTTTGCCTTTTGACAGCTCCTCCTTTTGATGGTAAGATTTCCTTCTTTACTGCATTTTTCATAGTCAGGGCATTCCCTGCACTTCATAATCATTCTCCTTTCCACGGCTCTGTTGCTTCAAAAAACCGTAACACCATATTTTCGATAGTCTGGTCTCTTGAAGTGATCGTGTTGCAATTTAGAGCGCACTCTGGACAAATAAGCGTACCGCCTCCGCTTTTCCATGAATAAGTGGTTTTAATGAAATTATCCCATCTGACGCGCTTTCGTTTACCGCATCGTGAGCAAGATATTTCAAATTGCCTCATAATCATTCTCCTTCCGGCGGCTGTGGCATCCTGTCCTTAACGTCTCTCTTTTCTCTATGGACTAAGCCGTGTTTTTCCTCCTGATATTCGTTCCATCGTTTTATCGCTTCTTGAGGATTTCGGCATTTTGAATAATTAAATGCCAAATCGCATGAATTTGGCCTGTCTGGATTGTCACATCTTACAGCGAACATAGGCCCGCCGCTGCTCCAATGCTCAAGAACAGGTTTTACCCCGCAGGTTTTGCACGGTTTTAACCGTTTGTCGTGATATGTTGTCATCTCTATCGCTCCTTCGGCGGCTGTGACAAAAATGTCCGCATCCGATCTAAACGAAATCAAATTCAACTTTATGCCTTCAAAAACAAGAATTTGTTTCTAAAACCAGCTCCATAAACCAGTGGTTTCAAAAATGAGTTCGAGTTCTAAGTTAAATTTCCACTAATAGCAGGTTTCACAGGTAACCTGGCACATATTGATTCCGATGTTGCTCATTTTGATGCACTCTTTCCGGATTTCAGGCGGCGCAGCTCTTTGCCCTGCCGCTTGATGATCTTCGCCATTTTGGCGTATTGTACCCCGTGTGCGCAGGTGTCGCACTGGCCGCGGGCCGGGCAATCCGCTTTGTGCGGGCAATGTTCACTTGTTTTCATCGGTCAGCACCTCGAAGCGCCTTTCCTGCGTTGCATCCGGGTATTTCTGCTTATCCACAGGCGACAGGAACATTTCAAGTGGCCGCACCCACTGTTTTGTAGGGTCACCAACCCTGTGATAAATCACCATCAACTCCGCCGACTCGCTATGTACCGCGATGCCGTCCACAACATAGGTTGCGCCCTTGAAGTGCCTGTACACATTGCCGAGCATAGCCCGCCTGTAAAGACCTGCCTTGCTCTGTGCGGTTTCACGTTCAGTCATTATTTCACCATCCTTGCAATCGCTGTCATCTTCATCATCAAAATTATCAAAAAGTCCGCTGCCATCTTCCCAGAGTTTACATATTCCATCCGCGCGCTGGAACCTCTGGAACTCATACATCTTGCTTTCCGGGTTTATGCACCGCATGGCTTTCCAGTATTTGCACCTGCCACAGCGCGGATGGTCGTTTATCAGCATGGTCGCACCCCCAACTTAGCACCGCAATCATCGCAGTAGTTCAGACGAAACGCCGACGCTCTAAATCTTGTTGCGCCACAAAACGGACATTCGTATCTGTTTACCCCGCAGATAATTGTCTTTGTCACAATCCATGTTCCAATGGGGCGTTGGGTTTCCGGGTTGATGGTTGGCGCATCCTCAATCAGACCGCGCACATATTCGACACCAGCTTTATATGCTTGATATTCGCTGCCGTCGTAGGCGCAGCCGCTCATGTCTACCGAACGCAATATGCCGTTCGCGTCAACGGGCCGCACGGATTTTCTCGGCTGGCTTGCGCCGGGGATGGGGCAACCTACCATCGTATTCATTTTGATGCCTCCTGACTCCAATTTTCGATCTTCTGTACTTCAAGAATTTGCAGGATGTAGTAGTCTTTATATGGCTCTGCACCCCATTCCTGCACCCCCTTGCCAAAAGCCAGATGTACCCGCAAGGTTGCTGTTGGCGCTTTCGAGTTATACCCGGCGCGGATTTTAACCTCGAAAATTTCCTTGTATTGCTTGTAGTAAAGGGTTCTGGCCGAGTCGATGCGTTTTCGCCAATACTCCGTGACCTCGCGGTACTCCTCCCGCTTCTCGCCCCGGCAGATCATGTCGAACCATTCCTGTTTGATGGGCAGGGTCAGCATCCTTTATCCCTCACTTTCTCAAAATAAAATTTGATCTCCTTGGGATTTTCCAGTACATTGCCGTAAATCACGCCGATCTTGTATATGTAGTTCTTGCGCAGCTTGGCCGGGATGGATGCGATGTACTGTCTGAACACATCAAGACTGTGCGCTCTCTTGTAATGGTTGCACATCCGGCAGCTCGGCATCAGGTTCTCGACGTCGTCCGTACCGCAATCCTGCGCGTTCCACGCGCGTTGCGGCTTAAAGTGGTCAACCTGCATATCCTCGTAACGGATTTCCCGGCCACAGTAGGCACAGTGGCCGTCGTATTTTTCATACACAGCAAGGCGAGTCTTTTTGCTGATCGCCATTATTCCACCTCCGTATCCGCCTGGGCAATGGATTCTTTTTTCTGCCAATAGCAGCAACCGTCATCACCGTCCGTGAAGTCGGCACAATAGGGGCTTGCGCCGCAAAAGCATACGCCGTTGAAATCCTCCCAATACAGGCAAGTTTCACAGCGCAGGCGTTCGGCAGGGCGCTTGTTCTTTCCGTTTTCCATCTTTGCATGTTCCCGATCATCGGGGGTCAAATCGTTAAAGGCCATGATCCTGTCTCCTTTTTCTGAATTGTGCCGCGCATAACAACTCACGTTGCCTCTTTTTCACCATCCGGCTGAATGTCCGGCGCATATACGCAATCCTGCGCGGCCTGATCGCATAGAGTCTCGGCCAGCATGGGGATGCAGCAGCAGCGGCCCCATTCGCTCCACCATTCGCAGCGTTCTCTCATGCACAGGCCGAACCCGCGTCTGGACATGATCGGGCAAAACTTAGTAAGGTCCATTTCTCACGCCTCGCATTTCCAGCACTGCGCGTTGCAGCTTGTTCAGGTTGCAGTCCATCTCGCTCACAAACCTGCGGCACAGCTTAGGGTTCACGGCGTTGCCCAGCTCGCAGTAGATAAACTCCATCGACTCCCGGCTGAACGACATGCCGCATACCTTGTTGATGCCGTGCAGGTGGTAATTCTGGCTTCGGTTGCTGCCACCCTTGAACGCCTCACGGCTGAGATATTCGATCACCCGCGCCCGCAACTCGTCGATGGTCTGCACCCCATCCAGCGGAACCCATGTGTTTCTAAGCGGATAGACGACCAACTCCAACCGCATATTGATGAAGCATTTCGGGAACGCTTCTGCCAGCATCGACCTGATCTTCGGGTCGAGAATCAAATTATCCATTGTTTTCACCCTTTCTGGGAATCTTAATCATTACGGCATCGTGAATAGCGCCGCCCGCATCCGCAAGGCTCAAAATCTCCATTGCTACACCGCGCAGCATGTCTTTTCGCATTTTTGCATCGCCATCTTCGGCGCAAAACTGTGTAACAATGGCATCCATACCGCCGCACAGCATGTGCAGAATGTCGTCCAGAGAGCCGCCCGCGTCGATGTCGAAGCAAGACGGTTCGCCGTCGTTGCTCTCACGGATGCGAATATTGATAAATTTAGTTTTCATTGCCATTGCAAATTTCCTCCTTGTAGGGCGATTTCATGTAGAGTACGCCATCCACAGGCCGCCATTGATCTGGAACCTTTTAAGCTCCAACAGATTTTTCATGCTTGGCCTTCCACTCTTTCATTTTCTGCTCGGCCCAGCCGATGTGTGCAAACACGCTCCATGTGCATGTTTTGCCATGCTCACGCAGTACCCAGAGCGAGCATTTTGGGTTACAACTGCCATGCTCCGCGCACATCTGGTAGCGGGTCTGTTCGATCTCTCTATTGTTCAATTCATACCTCCGAAAATTTGTTTCTGTACCTCCCGGCAACGGCGCTGCATTTCCTTTTCGGAGAGCAGCGGGCAAACCTGCTTTTTGCTGTTGCGGCGGGCCATCTCGTTGAACACCTGCGTTTTGATCTGCCGCGCGACCTCCTGCTGTTCTGATGCCAGCGTAAAGGTCAGCTCTCCGTAGTCGTCCGGCACGACCACGATTTCCTCTTGCAAGGCCCGCGCAATGCACTGGCGCAGCTTTTCGTAGGCCCAGCTTTCATCTTCCGCATACCAGACAACAAACTGACGGTAATTTTCCTGCGTGTTCTTGTACAGGCGGGCAAGGCGATCTTTTCCGTAACCGTAGGTTTTGTGCATCGCCTTGGCAAGCACCAGCCAACCGAATGTAGCCGCCGTGTCCTTTTCCATCTGGTCTTTTAACTCCTGATGCTTCTTGGGCCGCTTGACGTAAGGCACATGAAACGAGATTTCGCAGATGCCGTGCATCTCACGCTGCAACCTCCTGCTTGCCTCGGCCATGCCCAGCTCCACGATCTGCAAGGCCGCTGCGTTCTCGGCCTCCATGATACCCTGCGTCAGCTTATTCAGGCGGTCTTTTCCGATGCCATCCTCCTGATGCAGCGCAATGATACCGCACCACATCGTCACTTGGCTGGCCGTGCTGCGCAGCTTATCCATGTGCATCCACATTTCTGCATCCGTCATTTTGCATTCCCCCTTTTTGGCGGGTAGACTCGCCCGTCCATGTAGCATTTATACCCGGCTGCCCTCATAGCCAGAATTTCTTTTTCCGTCGGCAGACAGCTTTCATATTCCGTGTGAAACATCCTGCGGCCTGCCGCGTCGTAAACTTCAAATTTCACAGGCTGCACCCGATCATTCGTCATAGTAGCCGTCCAGAAACATCAAAGCCCCCGGAGCGCGGAACCTGATCTCGTAGGCTTTTAAGTCATGCGGCGTGACAAATTTCCTGCCGAACACCGTTTTCATCTCCTGCCAGTCCGGCCACGGGATGCGATAAAACTGCACCCCGCCGAAGCAGCAGATCACGAACGAAACCGCGCCAAACTCCTGCGCCCGCCGGAGCCGGGCCTGTTGGTTTGGGGTCACGCGCTCGAATTTCATACGGCCCGTATCGGTGAATTTTGCTTCAAACTCCACTGCCTGGCCGCCGCGCAGAAAACCTTTGTAGTCCACCTGCGCAGCCTCGTTATGGACGGCCACGAAGTAACCCGACTTGCCCTTGATCGGCTTTATCAGGCGCACAGGCTCCGGCGTTTTCTCGATGTCAGCTACGCCGCGCACACGGTAGAAATCGCAAGCCTGATTGATGATGTCCTCGAAGAACGCGCCGTTCACCTTGTTTTTTAGTCCTGCGACTTTGCGATCAACCATTTTGCTCTCCTTTCCGCGTCCAGCACACGCGCAAACACCGTGCGGTTCCACTCGCGCATCATCTCAACAGCGAACGGCACAGGGGTAACAACATACCTCGGTGTGATAACGCGCCCGAAAACGGCCCTCTCTGCCGCTCTCACGCCGTAGTGGCAAGCCGGGTTCGGATGCACCCGGTATACCGTCTTGCCGATGGGAACCGGGATTCTGACGTGCAGATCATCCTCCGGCATTTCCAGAACGCGCATCCTGTGCGCTCTTTTCCTGCGCATCACAGCAGCCCCTTGCCTTGCAAGATTTTTCTAATCTTGCGGATGGTGATGTCGCTGAAGCGATCTCCGTTTTCATCCCGCACCGCGATAGCGTCCAGCGCCTCGTTGATAACGGCGCGTCGCTGATCGGCGCTGACCTCCGCGCTGTTTTCCAACCGTTCCACAATCTGCTGATCGGTCATTTTGCGGATTTTGACGGCCTGTTGATGAATCGCCTTTTCATTCGGCGTTTTCTGCCAGTTTTTCTTTTTCAATCTCGATCTTCCCTCCAATACTCGATGTAGTAGGTGTAGCGTGAATTTTTGGTTTTCTGCTCCTTGCCGATTCTGACGGTGTAGCCGTTCTTGGCAAGGATTGTAACCAGTGCATCCCGGTCTGCGGGTGCCTCGCAGTAGATTTTATAGCGCATTTACTGCACCCCGTTTACAGCAGTTCAGGCGGGTATTCCTGAATCAGGTCGTCGCCCCACACTGCTTTGAGGTTGCCTTTCATGAACAGCGTGATATTGCGCTCCCGCGCATAGTTTACAAGACGCTCCACCCACTCGCGCCTCGGCTGATGATCTTTGCTGCCCGGGCCTGTCATTGCACCCACGATCAACCAGTCTGGAAAGTAGCCGCCGTTTTCAAGCCAGATCGTCACATCATCCAGCAGCGGCTCGATACTTAGGAACGTGTGCCATGCTTTCGGCATCGACCACTCCCCGCACCATTGCCATGCAGTGCCGCCCTTTGTAACCGTAGTGCCGTACCAGAAATTTTTATCCCCGGGCAGTTTCCCGCAACGGGCCAGCTCGTAGTATCGTTTCGGATTCTTTGTCAGAAACAGGTACTTGTGCTGCGGGGCCGCCTTGGCCGCCTCGAACACCTGTTCAATCCATTCATCCGGCACCCAACTGCCGAACAGATCGCCCATGCTGGAAACAAAAACGCGGGAGGGGATTTTTCTCTTGGCCGGGTAGTCCAGCGTGTAGGTACTCAACATCGGCTCGAATCCTTTCGGGTACGGCGTTGAGCGCACATAGTCTCCACGCTCGTCCACCAGACGCGCCGGGTGGTCGATCTGGTAACAGAACGTTCCATCCAGCCGCCTGATCGGCTGCTCCGGGCGCTCACAGGCGTGTGGCGCAAACCTGCTGATGAAGCGTCGGGCGTAGCAGTATTCGCAGTCGTGCAAGCATCCCGTGACCGGGTTCCATGTGTGGGTTGCCCAATCTATTTTAGTCTTGTGAAGATTCATTTTTTTATCTCCTCGATGTACTCCATATCAAAAAGGCTGCACTGATTCTTGGCGGCTTCCTCTGCCTGTGCGGCATGTTTTAGTTTCAGTTTACAGGCCGGGCCGCAGCCATCCCGGATGGACTTATCGCTTGTCAACAGGCCACCGCACACAGAGCAGCGGCGGGCCGGGATCTTGAAAATTTCGTTGCTCTGATTGTCCATGCTTTACGCCTCCAACTTTTCCCTCACATCAAAATTTCTGCCGTCGTAAAGACCCTCTCCGTGCCGTGCGGCCATGTCCGACATTGCGACGTAGCCTATGCCGTCCAGCGTGGGGGTGAAATCAGCTTTCAACGTGCCGTAATCTTTCAAGGAATCCTTGACCTTCTGCGGCGTTTTCAGAACCAGCGCATATACCGCCTGCTGGCGGCTCTGCTTGTCGAATTTTTCGTCCAGCCCTGATGTGAAGCCCTCCCCGTATGCGTTGCAGATAGCCAACTTTTCCTTGGGTGAGTAGGGGTAGTTATCGCTCCACTGACGCATTTTGTTTTTGCCTTGAACAAACTCCACAGCGAACAGCAGGACGCGCTCACAAATTTCTACGTCGCTCTTAAAGCCGTTCAGCTGCACCGTGTAGGTCTGCTTGCCCTTGTAGTGGCAAACCGACGCCATACAGCAGTAGTTTTCTGCGATCACCACGGCCAGATTGCTGATCCAGCCGTCGCGGCGCTTGGAGAATGTGACCGAGGTGCGCTTGTGCAGTATCTCTTTGTCCTCCGGCTCCTCCAAATCGGCCTCTCCGATCTTATGCTCTGCCATCAGTTGCCGCGCTTTCAGCAGCGCCGCTTGCGCCTCGTTCTCGTTAGGGCTTTCGGCCAGCGCCAGCAGCTTTTTGATTTTATCCTTGTAGTCCATTTTTCTTTGCCCTCAATCCATCATACCTGTAGGCATCCTCCACAGTCTGAATGCCCCTCTCATGGAAATTGCGATATATACCGTCGATATAACCCCAATTCAGGCTACCGTTGGTGCGGGCCACGCCAAACGCATAGGCCAGCAGCTCCTTGCGGCGCTCTGGGAACTCAATTTTGCGGTCTGCACCCTGTCCGATCTGCTCCATGCAGTACAGAAATACGCGGCGCTCGTCGTCCGCGCTGGGCCGCTTGTCCGGCAAAAATTCCTGATAGAGCAGTGACGTGATTTTGTGCAGCTCTGCCTCGGTGCCCTCGGTGAACCCGAAGTAGCGCCGAATGTCGTTGCTGCCGCCGTCCACTTCCAAAAACTCGGTATCTGTCGGCTCCTCCGGCAGCGGTTCCGGCTCCACAGGCTCGACGCTGATCTGTGAGATCAGCTTGTAGGTGCTTGGACATTTCTTACTTCCCGGCTTAAATTCCAGAAACCCCGCCTCGATCAGCGCCCGCCGTGCCTCTATGACGGTGTGCTTTGACGAACCAACCATCAGCTCCGACAGGCGGGCCGTGTCCAGTTGAAACGTCTCCGGCCAGCGTAGCCCGTTGCAGAACTGCATCAGCTTGTACCACATCAACTGCGCCGCAATCGGGAGAGGGCTTTCTCTCATTTTTCGCTCGAAAGCATTTATTTCAAGCAGATAATTCATCAGCCCTCCCCCTGTATCTGCGGCGCTGTGTTACTCCATATAGGCGGTACTGCCGTTCTCCCCCGCCTCCACAGTGATTGTCTGCGGGAAACGCGCTTTCATGGTTGGGTCGTGGCTGATCGCCAAAATTCGCATATTGGGATTGCGCTGTGCCATGTTGAGCAGCGCGTCCGCGTATGCCTCGGTTCCGGCAGCGTCGAGGAACGGCGGTTCGTCGATGTGCAGCATACCGATCTGCACCCCGGCGCGGTGCGCCTTGACATCTGCCAGCCCCAGCGTGACGGCCAGCGCGATTTTTACCTTTTCGCCGCCGCTGTGACTCTGGTACGGGCGATGCCCGCCGTTGATTGAGGAAATCCAGACCTCCAACGAATTGACGATCTGCTTTGTGGATTTCAGCTCACGCTCGGTGCGGATGTCTACCGCCATCCTGCCGCCCGTCATGGCCGCCAGAATATCATTGCTGCGCCGCATGATCTCCGGCACAACGCCGCGCACAATCATGTACTGGATGCCGTCAAGGCTGAACGCCTGTGTAAGCACCCGATAATCGTCCAGCAGCTTTGCGGTCTTTTTGATCGTCTCGCGCAGGTCGGCGGCCTTTTCCTCCGCATCCGCGATGCGTTCCAGCTTGGCCGAGATGGACCCGAGGCTGATCGTGGCGAGGCGCTGAACCTGTGCCGCATTATTGCGGCCACGTTCAAGATCACTGGTATCATCCAGACCCGGCAAGCTCTGCATCAGGCTGTTTTTTTCTTCCAGCAGCCGATCTTTACGACGGGCCAGATCGAGAACCTCCTGCTGCAAGCGGTTGGCATCTGCTTTCATGGCTGCACCCTTTTCGCGGGCCTCCACAGCATCCGGCAGCTTGGCCGCCAGCATCTCGGTCTGCTTGATCTTGCCTTGCAGAGCTTTCAGCTCCTCCATTGCGCCGGAAAGACTCTCTATAGCTGCGCTGATTTCATTCATGCGCTTTCTGTCTGCAAAGGTTTCGTTGACGATTTCCACCTGTCGCTGGGCAATCTCTTTGAGCTGCTGTTGCGCAGCCTCCACCGCCTCCATGCGAATCATGGAAGAATACAGGGCGCTACGGCGCAATTCCAGTGCGCCACGCTCATTGCGAGGATTGTTCAGCGCATCCAGCGCTGCTTGCGTTTCGTTCACAATCACGCGGCGGCTCTTGATCGCTGTGTCGTTCTGGGATTTCCGCACCTGCAACTGGTATTCCAGATCGCCGATCTGGCGGGCCGCTTCCGTGGCAGAGGCCAGAAAAACACAGGTTGCCTCCCCCTCCATGGGGCATTTTGCCAGTTCAAGCCGCTTGGCCGCATTGCGGGCATCGTCAATCTTTCGCTGAATTGCTTCTTCCTTTTCCTTAGCGTCGTAGATCGCTTCCGTCAGCTTCATCTTGGCGGTTTCAACCTGCTTTGCCAGTTCGTCGGCCCGCTGAATTTTGACATCCAGCTCCGCGCACCGCTGGGCGATCTGCGCCAGCTCGGCCTCGTCGGCCTTTGCCTGATCTTTCATAGCGACGATCTGTTCTGCCTTTTGTCGCTGTTCATTCAACTGAGGATGCAAGGCTACGCGCTGTTCGGCCCTCTTGCTGATTTGATCGCTTTCCGCAAGCAGTGCCTTGCAACGTTCGTCGGCTGGAATCAGCTCACGCTCCCGGTCACGCAGCGCGGGCAGGGCCTCGGATGCCTCCCGCGCCAGCTTTTCGCCGCTGGCCGCCTGATGGGCTGCCGGAATCTTGACGGTGAGGAGATTCTGCACCGTTGCACTCTTGGCGGCGATCTGATCGTCACACTCGGAGATTTCCACACCGCGGCTGGTGATCTGCTGCATGATCGTATCGTAGGCGGCCTGTTTTGCCTTGGCGGCAGCGATCAGTTTGTCCGCGGACGCGATCTGCTGTTCAGCCTCTGCAATCTTGGCTTTCGCAGCATCCTGCGCAGATTGCAACTCCTCTTTGTGAGCGATCTCGTCCGTGTAGACGGTCAGCATGTCTTTAGCGGAGGCAATCGTGCGGCGCTGTTCCTTGCTTTCCGCGGCGGTGATCTCGGCCATGCGGTTATAGAGGTCAAGGCCCAACAGGGCACTCAAAACCTCCATGCGGCGGTCAGAATCCGCATCCAGAAACAGGCCGTAGGCATCCTGCCGAATCAGCGCGATAGAGCAGAACGTATTGCAGTCCATGCCAAGCAGCCGCTCGATCTTGGTCTGCGTCAGGCGCATAGTGGTGTCGGAGCCGTCGGCCCACTCCTGCTTTTCCGCATTGAAGCATTGCAGGGCCAGTGTGCCGCGGCCAGACGCGGTGCGGGTGCGCACGACGCGGTATTTCTTTTCGCCCATTGCAAAGGTAAAGATGATCGAACCGCTCTTTGTACCCTCACGCACCCAGCCGCCGATGTCCTCCTTGCGGGTCTGCTCGTACAGGCAGTCGGCAATCGCGTCCATAAACAGCGAGGATTTGCCCACGCCGTTCGCTCCGTTGACCATCGCCATGTGAACAGGCTCGAAGCTGAACGCCGCGTCCGTGTAGCTGCGGTAGTTCTTGACCTCGATGCTGATCGGCAGGAACGCCCCGGTGCTGTGGCCGTCGTCCATGCCGTGATCTGCCTTAGCGATGATCGGCGCGGCAAGCTCCATCAGGCGGGCTTTTTGCCACGGCTCCACATTGTTCAGGTCAAGCCAGCGGCTCAATGCCTCCGTCGGGCCGTCATGCTCGTTCAACTGATCTTTGGCATCCAGTTCCTCCACATCCTCCGGTAAAATGTCGGAGATGTAGAACGCGCCCATCTGCATGAGCTTCTGCTGAAGCTCGGCCTTGTTCAGTGCCTTTTCCTCCTCGCTGGTGCAGGAATAGCGCACACGCACGATCTTACCGTAAACCTGATCGGCGGCGATATTCAGAGTTCCGTCCGCAATAAACTGCATGATCTGCGGGCGGTCAATGCGCATCGTGTAATGCTTGCGGCTGCTTTCCAGCTCGTGAAACTCGCTCTTGACGATGCCGTGGCCATCCATCGTGTGGATATAGAAGCCGTGGCGGGTTGCCTCGTCGTTGAAGGTAAGCTCGTTGATGCACCCGCAATAATAGGCGGGCGTGTTGCAAGCGATCTTCTGCGGGCGGTGGATGTGGCCCAGACAGGCTAGGTCAACCCCCGCCGCGTCGATGGTGGCGGGCAGCACCACAACATCCTGCCCCGCAATGAATGTGCTGCCGTTGTCTGCCTCGGCCCCGGCCACGGTATAGTGGGCAGTCAGGATGGTGGGGATGCTCTTGTCGCATCTGCCCGCAAGGCCCATGATCGTGTCATTGATAAGCGCCGTCGCGTTGAAGTTTTCGGCCTCATTGTCCATGCCGGGGCAGAACGTGCGCAGACGGCCCTTGTCAAAGCCGGGAACCGACATAATTTGCACCCAGCTACCGTCGTTGCAGCGCAGTCGGTATAATGCCGGGGCTGTATCGACATTCAGGTTGTCAAGGTCGTTGGTCACGGTGAAAATGTTTTCAAACGCCTTGGGATTGTCGTGGTTGGCCGTACCGAACAGCAGCACCACATGGCCGGAACACTCGCACAGAGGGCGCAGCAGACGCTCCACGGCATCCCGCACATCGTCCAGCGCCGTATCGGCCCACACGCGGGAGCGGTTGAACAGGTCGCCCGCAATGATCGTCAGGTCGGGCCGCTCCTCACGGGCCGTCTGCACGATCTCGTCCATGCAGCGCAGCGTGTCCTCGCGGCGCAGGTTGATGCCGTTCTTTTCCGGCCCGGTCAGGCTGCCCAGATGGATGTCGCCCGTATGTAAAATCTTAATCATAGCTTATCTCCTGTTCGCTCTGTGCTGGCACTCAATGCACAACACCCGTCCGTATGCCTTGCTGCTGTATTCCGCGATGCTGGCCGCCTTGAATGTGCCGCCGTTACGCATCGGCGTGTCTTGGATGATCTGGCCGCAATCCGCGCAGACCAGCGACGCGGGCCGTGGCTGTGCTGCTGGGGCAATCTGCCGGGGCTGTGCCGCGGCGGGCGGCGGCGTGGGCTGCCATTGCTGCGGTTCCGGCTGTGCGGGTGCCGCGATCTGCGGTTTTGCGTCCGGCACCTCGAACAACAGGCCCATGCTCTGCAAGTAGCTGCTGGCAACGGCATTTTTGATCTCCGGCGCATCCAGATTCGGGACGATGCGGGCCACGATGAACGGCTTTTTCAGGTCGTCCAGATTGTAGGTTCCGGCGAGGCCCAACGCCGCGCGGATTGCGCGCATGAACGCCTTGCTTTCTGCCATTGCCGTGCGGTGCGGCAGAAACCGCTTGTACTGCGCGTCCGTCATACTCTGGGATGTCAAAACGCAGTCAATCTCCTTGGTGGCCGACATGATGCGAAAACCGCCGGAGGGTTCCGGCACTCTGATCGTGACCGTTACGGCCACATCGTAGGTGTGCGGGCAGGTTCCACACACGGCGGGCTTGCCCGTAGCCCGCGCCATCTCAATGCAGCGCTGGCAGCCCTCAGTGCGGCCCGGCGTGGTGGAGATGATGGAGATGTTGGCAGCGGCGGCCAGCTTCATGCCGCCAACCTTGGTGATCGCGTAGCCGTTGCTGGACTTCTCAAAGTAAATGTCCTTGCTGGGGCCTTTGTTGTCGTAGTTCTGCCGGGTGTCCAGCTGGACTTCCGAAACCGTGATCTTTTGCAGGTTGCTTTCTGCCTGCAATGTGGTCACGGGAACCAACACGTTGTACCTGTCGGCGGGGTACTTGTTCAACTGATAGATCATTTAGGGGTTCCTCCTTGACAAATCACCCGCCATGCTGTAAGATGTGGGTGTAGTAGTTGAGCGCTTACTGCATTGCCGTTCCTCGTTGCAACCGAGGGGCGGCTCTTTTTTTGTGTCCGTTGCCGTGCCTGTGACGATCAGTTCTTGAATGCTGGATTCCAGATCGCGCAGGAACGACAGCGCCGACTCGAAATCCTGTCGCTCCGTGTCGTCGATCACGCCGTCAAAAGCGATTTCTTCCAGACGGCTCGCCACATCCTGCGCATCGTGAATCAGGCGGCGCACACGAAGCGTAGCGAACGGCAGCGGCCTGTCAACCAGCTTTTTGCCCATGCGCTGGCCCACCGGGCAGGTTGCGCAATAGCGGGCCATGATGCCCGGCTCGTTATAGCAGTCCGCGTAGACCACTGCATCCTCCGGCTCCATCTCGATGTCCCCACGCTCGTGCCGCCCGATAGTTTCGGGCGAATACGGGACTACCATTGCTGCCGTGCCGCGGTTGACATATCCGGCCCTGATTCTTGCCTCCCGTAGATATTCGGGAGGCTTTTTTGTGATAACCATTGACACGCGAAATCACTCCTTTTCGGGATATAATGATGATGCTGAACGGGTCAGCCCTCGTACTCGCCGCGATCTGCGTTCAGCGCCCCTTGGTAGTAGCAGCGCCAGCCCATGCGAACGAACGTATCGAACGTCAGACCCTTGCTGTTGCTGCTCTTGGGTTCGCCCACCATGAAGCCCTTAAAGCCTCTGCTCCGCAGCTCGATGGGAAGCGACAACGGCGGCAGAACGTCCAGCATTTCATCGTAGACCTCCCGGCTGACCTCCTGACCCGGGAAAGCATTGAATGAACCATCCTTGTGCCACTGCTCTTTGGTGTAAACGCCCTCCGGGTAGCCTCCCTGTGCCCGCAGCTTGTACAGCTCGAAAGCGTCAAGCGCCTCCTGCCTGTCCTTGGTGTGTATCACCTCGTACTCGATGCGCCCATCCGGCGACATGGCGATTGCCTCGTAATAACCCTCGGTGTTCATCAGGTCGGCTACGTCGATCACCACTTTCTGCTTGTTGTAGGCGTAGGTGGTTTCCAGTCTTGCGATGCTGCTCATTCTGCTGCCTCCTGTTCATCCAGCTTATTCATCACGCGGCGGGCCGCCATCTTACCTGCCGGGGTGAGCTGCCGCTGCCATGCACCGTACCGCGGCGACCAGCGGAATCCCTCGCTTTTCAGCAAGGTGCGGGTTTCGTCGTCCGGCTTGTCGGGGAAGATCAGCTGCACCCGCATAGCCTCTGCATTTTCCTTGTAGGTGTACCCCTGATGCTCTACCTGCATGGTCTTGACCGTCTCCAAATGCTCGATGCGTGTGCGTAGCCGCTTGATCGCTGCATTGTTGTTGGTCAGGTGATAGTACGGGTACGGTGCATGGATGCGGACGCCGCGCTCCCACAGTTCCTCGATCTCCTTGCGCTCCTCCGGCAGCAGATCGGGGCAGCCGTCCAAGGTCATGTTTTTGCGGTAGTAGGCATTGACAGCTTTCATCTTCTCCTGCATGGCCGTCAGCTCGTCAAGCTGGGCTTTCAGCACAGGCAGTGCCTCCGGGTCGTCAGACTTGACCACAGCGGCGTAGTAGCGAATCTGGTTGAGGATACTGTCCGCATACCCGTAGCGCTCCGCGTTCTTCTCCCACGCCGCAATCTGTTTTTCTTTCTTGGCGACGGGAAAGTTACCGCCGCCGGAGATCATAACGGACGGGCAGCGTGTGCCGATCTCATTATCCTTGTTGGTGGCCTCGGCCAGCACCTTGCAATAGCGATTCAGCAGGTAGTCGATGTGTTCCCGCTGGGCCGCGGTCTTGCAGCGCTCGGCCTTGACCTGCTCTGCCAGCGCGGCGGCCTCGTCGCAGCGGTTGCGATATTGCCATGTGGCGCTGCCCTCGCAGTAATCGTCGAAGCTGCGCATCTGCTTGGCGCGGCGGGCCGTGTCCTCGTTGATTTCGTAGTAGTTCATAAAGCGCCTCCTAAAATTTGTGTGGTCGATTCAGTCTGCAACCCTTGAAACGGCCTCGATCATTGCTTGCCACTGTTCTGACTCTGTGTACCCGTATTGCTTTTTACAGATCGCATCCAATTCAGGATTGATGCTGTCAACACGAATCATCCCCTGTAAAATCTCGATTGCTCGATCTTTCGTCAGGCAAGACCAGTTGACCGGGAAACCGAACAGCGTCCCGAAATCCTCGCAAATCCCGAAAGAAAAAGCCTTTGTTTCCCGGTTCTGCACCAACATGAACCTGCCGTTGTCATACAGAACATTGAATTCTTCGTAGCAGGTTCCGCGCTGGAAGTACCATCTGCGAACGATCACTGCATCAACACCTCCAAAATCTGCTTTGTCCAGCTTTTAAGCTGGCTGCCGACGTAGATCAGGAACAGGGCGAGGAACGGCAGGAAAATCTCGCTGCCCACCGTGCCGCCTCTGGATGCCGCGATCCTGACCGCCACATCCACACTGCCAGCCGTCAGCAAACAGGCCAGCACGATGATCGTCATGCGGATGTAGGTCAGAACATAGGCCCACAGACCGCGGCGCGGCGGTTGCTTGTGCAGCGTTACCGTGATGATCTTCTGCTTCATATCGCCGCTCCTTTAGCTCTCGATGCCCACGCGGGCATCAAAGTATTTCTTGTTGACCCGGCCCTCAAAGGCCATCTTGCCCTGCGCCTCCAACTCGTCGTTGAGCTGCTTGATGATCTTGTAGCTCTTGGAGCGGGAGTAACCGAGCATCCGCTGCACATCGTCCACGAAGTAGAACATCTCACGGGCCGTGCGGGCCGTGGTCTGCGCTGTTTTCATCAGGCGTTCTCCTCCCCGTAGTTCTGCATGTACTCCCTGACCTTGGGAATCAGCTCAATGCCAGCGCAGCGGCCTGTGGTCGTCTCAACCAGCGTGGTGTACTTGACCCCGGCCTTGGCGGCAAGCTCTTTCATGTTCATGCCCGTGGTCGCGGTGAAAACGCGAACCTCGATGCCGAAATCGGTCTTGGGTTTGGTTCTGTTTGCTACTCGCATTTGTCCCGGCCTCCTTATTTATAAGCCTTGTTTTTTGTGTTGTTTTCGGTTATACTTGAATTTGGGGTAGTCTGCCCGCTGGGCTTTCGTTACCTTATTTGTTCGCCCTATATATATTATATCACTCCATATCGTGATTACAATATATATTCACTGTTTATCGTGAAAATAGCATTTTGCACAAAAAGGTGTACTGTATGTATGACACATCTGCCATATCTGGCCGCATAAAGCAGGTTGCCAAGCTGCGCGGCGTTACCATGCGGACGATGCTCTCCGACCTGAACATGGGCATCAACGCAATTTCCCAATTTGCCAAGGGCAGCGAAATGTCGATCATTTCCTTTGTCCGCATTGCCGACTACCTGAAATGTTCCACGGACTATCTGCTGGGCCGCAGCGACGACATGGAGCTGCACCCCGGCAAACACCAGAAACTATGATCTACCGCATGACGGCCCTGACCAAAATCTTATCCTGCGGGATGCCGCGCTCCGCCTCGATGCTTTTCAGCGTGGCAGCGACCTCCCCGGCGAAGGTTCCTTCGACCGTGTAGGCCACCAGCTCCTTGCCTCCGCTGCTAAATGTGATCCACAGTTCCATGTTCTGTCCTCCTTACCTCATGTTCAGAATTGATAGCCCTCGAAGTCGATCAGGGCATCCCTGGCAGCATTAAAACGCCTGAGAGCGGCAGCACCGTCCGCCTTCGCCTCGGCAACTTCTTCGGTAACAACTTTTGCGTATGCCTCGTCATATTCCGGGTCATTCGTATACCGCGTATTTTCCACACCACCCATTTTGTGGAGTGCCTCGTTTAAAACCTTGTGAGTCTCATTCAACGCAGCTTCTGCTTCGTTCTTCTCAATTTTGAGTAAGCGGTGAATTGTTTCCAGTGTAGTAATGACCATGTTGTGTACCTCCTCAAATATCAACGGAAACGCTGTGATAGGCCATCCAGCGACCCCGGCGCTGGAAGAATTTGACCCAGTTGGTAAAGCGCTGACCCGTGCAGTCGTAATAGGTCGGGAAGTATTCGCGCCGATACACTGCGTCAAACTCGGCGGCGGCTCCCTCCATGGTGTCGGCCTCAAACTCGATCAGCTCCACATAGCCGTCGATGCCTCTTTCCTCCACAATGTGGGATTTTTCCGGCGGGCGGTGGGTGTACTCCCGGATAACCTGTTTCAGATCGTCAAACAGCTTGGGCAGCACCTTGATCTGCCCGCTGCGCTCCATTTCCCGTAGGAACACATAGGAGCTGCGCAGCTCCTCGTCGCTGCCGATGTGATGATAATGCCGGATTTCATTGTTCCGTTCCATGATGTCCTCCTACTGCCAGTTCGGCACGTTGTCGGCGCAGCCCGCCTTGATGTAGTCGTCGCAGACCTTGACGGCCTCCGGGTCGAAGATGAATTGCCGCTTGTCGGTGATGATCTCCCTGATCTGGCCAATGGTGGCCGTCGGGTGCATCCCGTGAACCAGCGCCAGAAAATTGCCAGTCGCCGTTGTGGATTCCGATACCTTGCGCACCGGGCTTTTGCCCTTGCGCTTGGCGGGTGCATACCAGATCATACCCAATCCGTATTTGTAGCCCATCGTTACGCCTCCTTGCCGTACCTGCGCAACTGGAATTGCAGGTTTCGTACCATGTGTGGATTGCATCCAAGCAGCAAAGCGAACCGCAGCTCTTCCTCGATGCTATTTCCCGTTTTCTGGGAAAGCTGCTCGGCCAGTTTGTAAACTTCTTCATCCTTGCCGACGAACAGCACTAAATTGTAATGAAGCCACTTATCGTCCGGCGCGTCAGTCTTTCTCATGCCATTACCCCCTGCCAAACCTCGCCGCCGTTCCAGAGCAGAACCAGCGTTCCATCCGGGTTGAATTGCACCCGGCGCGTGTCGCCATCTTCAAGGCGAGTGCGGTCAACGAACATCACCCGTCCGAGACGTTTCGCGTACCCAAGGGCCGCGTTCTCAGCCTGCCTCCTGATCGGGGTTTGCCCGATGCGCTGGTTCTCGCTGTTGTAGATCGTGTAGATGTTCGCCATCTTGCATACCTCCTCAAGATTTCCATTCACGACATCCGGCGGCCCGGATGTACTCTGTTGCGTCGTTGTCCTCGTCGGTGAAGCCGAGCGGGACTTGACAGTTCGGGTCAACGCGGTTCCTTGTGTGCAGGATGATCGGCTTGTATGCGATCTTCCGGCGGCTGTCCACGATTGCCAGCACCACATCGGAATCCCGCTTGATGATCGGTGCATTGGCGTAGTCCAGCAGCTCCTCCATATCATGGTAGCCGAACGTGTTGGACAGGCAGCAGCCATACGATGCGAACGTAAATTTCCTCTCGTCCACAAAAGCCCTGATCTCGGCCCGCACCAGATAGGGCATATCCGGGTCAGTGGGATTCAAGCGCCTGAATTTCCCGTTGTCGATCAGCACCTTTTGCGACTTGATGCCGTACTCGTCGGCATCTGCAAGGTCAATCCGAACGACGGGCATCTCGTGCATATTGATCGCAACCGCGATTTCCTGCTTCGTTTTGAGCATCTTCATGGTGTTACCTCCTCACTTTGCCTCTCGGATGTCCTTGATGCTGCCGTGCACATAGACGCGGCCCCGCAGAATCTCGATTACTTCCAGTGCATTTTCCACCAGACTGACCGCGCCGCGATCTGCTTTGCCCTCCAAATATTCGGCGGCCAGTTCGTCCGACATGGGCAGCACAAAAGCGGCTTCGCCCTGTTCGCGGATTCCGTTCTCGCAGATCAATGCCTCGTAGGTGATTTCGATGTTTTTCATGGTTTAGCCCTCCTCGGCTTCAATGTATTTTCTAAGATCGGCATCCTCGGCATCTCCGTCCAGCCATTTGTCGAACGCCTCCGGGTGTCTGCTTTCCAGCTCGTCCATGAGCCAGCCGCGAACCACCGGGATGTATTCGTTCGGGTTATTTGTGGTCAGTTCCCACAGATCGAGGAGCTGCGCGGTGCTGTAGGTTTTCAGGGTAAGAGCTGTCATTGCTTGGCCTCCTTACTTCACAGTGACCATAGCGGCCAGCGCGTACAAGGCTTCATGATCTTCCCAGTTGATTTTGTTTTTGTTGAACATATAGTCGATTGCTCCAAAGCACTGGTTGCGATCATCCTCGGTTTTGATTTTTGAAATCTGGTAAACGAGCTTCTTAAACATGTTGTGTCCTCCCGCCCTGTGGGCTTTACCTTATTTCTTTGGCTTGATTATATTATACTCCCATTCGGGAGTTATTGCAAGATATTTACTCACATTTGTTCGTAAAATGTCGTAGAATAGATACCCTATTTTTTGTGCATAATTACTTCAAGGACGGTGATAAAAAATGACGATAAGTGAGCGACTTTTTGCAATGCTCGACGAGCGTGGCCTCCGTGCTTCCGGCCTATGCAAGCATTTAGGCATAACCACCAACATGACGACGAACTGGAAACAGCGCGGTACAGACCCACCCGCAAAATATGTAATTCCCATTTGTGAGTATCTGGATTGTTCCCTTGAATACCTGCTCACAGGTGAAGAAACAAAAAAAGAACCCACCCCCGGAATCTCCGAGAACGGGCGTGAAATGCTTACGCTATACGAGCGACTGCCGGAGCGCCAGCAAATCTTGCTGATCGGCAGACTTCAAGAGATGGTCGAGCCGCTGGCAAGCCCTATCGAAAAAGACATAGCTATCGCGTCAGACGGCGAGGCAATCTGATCTATCTAATATATTGAGGAGGTAAAATCATGGGATTGCGAATCAGAAAAAGCTACAGCCTTGGCGGCGGATTCCGCATCAATGTGTCAGGCAGCGGAGTCGGCTACTCGTGGGGTGGTAAGGGCTACCGCGTCACCCACATGGCAAACGGACGCACCCGGCGCACCGCTACCATTCCCGGCACGGGCATCAGCTATGTTTCCGAGAGCGGCGGCAGCTCTGGCCGCGCCCAGAGCGCCCAACAGCCGCAGGAGATGGCCATAGGTCAGACCGAGCAGCACGAGAGCGCAGACCGCACCGACTACACAGGCTGCGAATATGCCGACCTGATGAAACAGTTGCAGCGGGCCGCCACATTCAGCGGGTGGCGCGGGTTCCTGATCGGGTTCTTCGGCCTCTGCTTAATTTCCACACTTTTTGTAAGTGTCCATGCTATTTACCAGTTCCTCACAGGTCTGGCCGCTGTTTTCCTCTGCGTCTACCCTTTCCGTCGTCACCTGTTCACCGTCAGGCTTGACTATGATCTTGACGAAAGCTCCAAGGAAGTCAACAACTGGTGGCTTGACCAGTGGGAGGGCGTACTGCGTTGCAAGGTCGTCCGGCGCATCACGCAGGAATCAGACCTTGCGAATGGCAAGGTGTACGGCGGCGCTGGTACTGTGATCGGCTCCACCCCGGTCAAGGTTCTGCGCAAGCTGCCGCCCTACATCAAGACGAACGCCCGCACATTAGGCATCCAGATCGGCAAAAAGCAGTCCTTGTACTTCCTGCCAGATAAATACATACTCATAAACAAAGGCCGAATCAGTGCTTTTGATACAAATTCTATCAGGTTCTCCTACAAAGACTCCCCGTACATCTGCTATGACACCCCGCCAGCCGATACAGAGGTTTTGCGCATGACATGGGAAAAGGTCAACGCCGACGGCTCCCCTGACAAGCGCTTTGCCGGAAATCGGCAGCTCCCGATCTGCAAATATGGGGAGATCACCCTGACCGACCCCGCGGGTCTGGATGTAGTTCTGCAATTCAGCAACGCAAGCAAGGCCGCCGGTTTTGTGGATGCTCAAAACCAGCTTGAAGCCTCAAAATCCCATTGTTGAAAACTCTGTTGAAAGTATGTTAAAACCAAGTTGAAAACCTCCCATACCCAAAAAAAGGGGTGCAAAATTTGCACCGAATCTCGAAAATAGGGTGCAAAATCTGCACCGAATCCGGGCAAATAGGGTGCAAAATTTGCACCCATAAATAAACTATATATAAACATATATGGTGATGATGATAACAGGAAAAATTCATCGAATGATAGGAGTTGATTTCTGTTGAAAACTCAAAACTTCGGGTATATCTTCTGCCGGGATTGCGGTATGGAGTTTAACCCAGCGGATGCCGTCTCCGGCCTCTGCCCCGAATGTGCCAAGAAACGGGCCGATCATCTGGCCTACTTGCAGACCATGTACCAATCCGCTGTTGACGGCGGCGACGAGCGCACCTCCGAGAGCGTGGCCCGCCTGATACGCGAGTACCAGCAGTCCGAGGGTGTACGCCTGAAAGATGTGCTACCAGCCTACCGCGTAAATTGACAGATTTGGTTCTATTTTGTCGAATACCCTACCCTGCTGGGCGCTTAATAATCAAAAGCGCCCGTTTTTGGTTATATGCAGCCTCAAAGCATTTTGTTGGCCTCAACAAAATGCACCCACCATTTTGCCAGCCCCGGCAAGATGGAAGCCCTCTTCGTGATGTCACGAAAATGGTCAGCCCGCGAAAGAGGCCCCTGTGAAGCGTTTTCGGCTCACGGTATAAAGAGATATTCCAAATGCGCTATCGCCGCACAGAGACGGCCTGCGGGGGCAATCCGCTAAAATTTACCCGAATGTTGATAGGAGAAACACAATGCCAGTATACAAAGACGAGGAGCGCGGCACATGGTACTGCTCGTTCTACTATGTCGATTACACAGGCAAACGCCGCCTGAAAAAGAAGCGCGGGTTCAAGCGGCAAAAGGACGCAAAAGATTTTGAGGCTGAGTTCAAGGTCAAGGCTGCCGGATCCTGCGACATGACTTTTGGCTCCTTGTATGAGATTTACTGCGCAGATATGGAGAACCGCCTGAAAGAGAACACGATGGAGACAAAGCAATCCATCTTTGAGTCAAAGCTGTTGCCCGCGTTCAAGAATCGCAAGATAAATGAGATTACCCCGGCCCAGATCAGGCAATGGCAGTCGAAGATCATCAAGGAAACCGACTCCGAGACATACCAGAAAACCATCAACAACCAGCTTTCCGCGATCTTCAATTACGCCGTGAAATACTATCACCTGCCCAGCAACCCTGTGAAACAGGCCGGGAACATCGGCAAGAATGACGCGCCAGAGATGAAGTTCTGGACAGTTGAACAGTTCCAGACATTCATCCCAAATGTGAAGAAGATGCCGGGCCGCATCGGTCTGGAAATCCTGTTCTGGACAGGGCTGCGCATCGGTGAGCTGCTGGCCTTGACGCAGAATGACATCGACCTTGATAAACAGATGCTCCACGTCCGGCACAGTTTCCAGACGATCAAAGGCCGCGAGGTAATCACCGACCCGAAAACTGAAAAATCAAAGCGCGATCTCCCACTGCCGCCAAAACTGTGCGACGAAATCAGATCGTACATCGACGCGCTGTATGAGCCTGACCCGGATGATCGCCTGTTCCCCTACACGAAACACTACTTCCGAAAGCAGATGCAAGCCGGGTGCGCGGCTGCCGGGATGGAGCCGATACGGCTGCATGATCTGCGGCACTCTCACGCCGCCCTGCTGATAAATTTGAAGTACCCGATCTTGCTCGTCAGTCAGCGTCTCGGCCATGACAACGTCGAAACGACGCTGCGAACCTATGGCCACCTTTACCCCTCCACAACCTCCGATATGGTCGAAAAACTCGACTCCTTGATGCCGTAATGCCATAGTAATGCCACAAACGCAAAAAAGCCCGGATATTGAACGAAACACCGTTCAATATCCGGGCTTGTCACTTATTCAAACTCAATCGTTGCCGGCGGTTTTGTGGTGTAGTCGAACATGACGCGGTTGA